ATGGGAGACGCCAAGACCAGCGTCCGCTACCAGAGCAACATCATGGAACGCGAGGCCCGCTGCCTCGAACTGTTCCTGGCCGGCGCGAAGTACGTGCACATCGCCAAAGAGGTCGGATTCCGCGAACCCCAATCAGCGAAGAAGGCCGTCGAACGCGCGATCGCCCGACGCCGCCAGGAACGCAACGAGCTCGCCGACGAAGCCGCCACCGTCATGCTCGACCAGCTCGACATGCTGTACCGGGCGCACATCACCACCGCCCTCGACCGGAAGAACCCCGACCAGTACAAGGCCACCGAACAGGTGCTGCGCGTGCTCGACCGGAAGGCGAAGCTGCAGGGACTCAACGCGCCGGTCCAGGTGGAGACCACCGTGCGGGTGAAAGACGAACTGGACGACGAGATCGCCACGCTCGTACGGAAGTTGAAGGAGCAGGGCGACCCGGCGCTCCTGCCGGACACCCCGGTTCTCGATTCGATCATCGACGCGCAGGTCGTCGAGGTCCCGGCCGACGAAGGGGTCGAGGCGTGAACCCCGAGACCGCGGTCCTCGACGCGATCGACGCACTTGTCGATGAGCAGCTCGCCCAGGAGGCGTCCGGATACGACTACAACATCAACCAGCCCTGGTGCCCGCACCCCGGTTGTCCAGCTGAGTGGCATGGCCTACCAACACTCCGGTGCCCGGGATCGGCTGTCGCGGGACCGATGAAGCCACCACCCTGGCCTGTCAAATCGAAGTCACAGGCGCGAATGGCGATCATCGACGCCGACGGCAACCGGACCCCGATCCGCAGCGCGCTCGTCGACTTCCAGATGACTCCCGACCCAGCGGTTGAGCAGTTCCGCGAGGCGTGGGACGGATTCCGCACCACCGTTGTCGAGGGCTTCCGCACGCTCGAGGTGTCGTTCCAGGGGGTGTCGGCGGACCTCCGGAGAATCCTCGAGGGCAGCTTCGCCGAGGGTGGCGAAGTGGTCGAGCAGACTCCGCAACAGCGCGCCCTGCCACGGCCGTCGCATACACCGCCGATGTGGGCGGCCCGCGCCGACGGACGGAGACGCCGATGACCGCCCGCGTCGTCAACCGGGTGACGCGGCTCCGAGAACCGTCCCGACTCCGTCACGACGTCCGAATGTGTGGCGGCCTCGTACCGTTCGTGTCCGCCCTGCTGCAGACCTACGGTCCGCTGGCCTTCTTCGTCTTCGAGTACGGGTACGGCGACTACGACCTCGACCGGTGGCGCATCCCGGACGATCCGTTTGACGCGTCCACGTGGACTGACCCCGAGACACGCGACGACTCAACCGCGGCCTGGACGCTCGACGCCTACACCGAGCCACGCCGATGAGCACCGCAGACCTCTGGTGGTGGGACGTCCTCGGCGCGCTCGCCCTGTCCGTGCCGCTCTACTGGGCGTCCAGCCGCGCCGGCCACCGGTGGGCGCGGTGGCGCGACCTCATCCGCCAGGAACGCGCAATCGATCGACGCGAGCAGAACCGCGACCTGGAAGAGATCATGCAGGCGTGGGACGCTGCCCGCCCCGTCGCTCGAGCAAAGCCGATTCCGCACCCGAACATCACGCCGCCGACCGGGGGAAGCGGTCAGGCGGCGGCATCGATGGTGCCGCTGATCATCCACCCGGACTACATGGGCGACCTCGAAGACCTCATCCAGGCACAGGGGTTCCGGCCCGACGAGTACACAGAGGTCCGTGACGGCGCCGGCCGCCTCGTCCGCCTCGATACTTCGCCCGACTTCGACGACTGGGGCTCAAGCGACACGGTGCTCGGATGACCAGCCCCGACGAGACCGGCGTCGCACCATCCGCGCTCACCGGCATGACCCGCGCCGCCCGCCTCGCACTGAAACGCGAACTCGCCGCGAAATGCGCCGAACTCGGCATCGTCCTCGGCGACACCACATCACCCGGGCAGCTCGCCACGAAACACGACCACACGCAGGTGCAACGCCCACACCTCGAGGCGATCGACGACGCCCTCATCGGGCTCCTCGCCGAACCGAACCGCCGGCAAATGATCTTCATCGGCCCGCAGACCGGCAAGTCGACCCGCACGTCGCGCTGGTTGCCGTTCTGGTGGCTCACCATGCGGCCCCGCGACCGCATGGTCCTCGCCTCGTACGCGTCGTCCCTCGCGGTCACCCACGGCTCGGCGACCCGCGACCTCGTCACCATGTACGGCGACGAGTACGGGCTGCGCCTGCACCCCTCCGAGAACACGAAAGCGTCCTGGAGATGCCACACCGGCGGCGGGATGCGTGCCGTCGGTGTGCGTTCCGGCCTGACCGGACAGCCGATGGACTTCGGCATCATCGACGACCCTGTGAAGGACCGCGCCGAAGCCGAATCGCCGATCGTGCGGGAAGCCACCTGGGATTGGTACTCGTCGGTGTGGTCGTCGCGTAAGTCGCCGACGTTCCGCGAAGTGCTGATCATGACCCGCTTCCACAAGGACGACCTCGCCGGACGTCTCCTCGACCAGGACGGCCGCGTCGAGGAAGGCGGGGAGTGGCACGTCCTGCATCTGCCCACCATCGCGCTCGCCGAGGACCGGGAGAAGGGCATCTACCCGGATCCGCTCGGCCGCGAACCCGGCGACCCGATCACCCACCCGCGTATCGATCCCACCGACATCGGTGGGCTGCTGGCGCACTGGGGACGGGCGCGTAAGGCCGTCACCAACCGCGACTGGAACGCGCTCTACCAAGGTCTCCCGTTCGACGCCGAGGGCGCCCTGTTGACCGCTGAGGACATCCGCGCGCACACCGCCGCCGAACCTGCCGAGTGGCGCCGCAACGTCGTAGCGGTCGACCCGTCGGGCGGCGGCCGCGACACCGCCGGCATCGTCGTTGTCGGCCTGGACATGCAGAAGCGTGGCTGGTTCCGCGGCGACTTCACCGACCGCATGTCGTCGTACGACTGGTCCCGGAAAGCCTGCACGGTGGCGCACGAGTACGGGGCTGGGCACATCGTCGTGGAGAAGAACTTCGGCGGCGATATGGCGAAGACGCTGATCGCGCAGGCGTGGGCGGGACTGCAACGCGATGGTGAGATTCCGCAGGATGCGTTGTGTCCGTTGATCAAAGAGGTGACCGCGAAGAAGTCAAAGATCCTCCGTGCCGAGCCGATCGCGCAGGCGATCAAGACCGACCGTCAGTGGTTCGCCGCCGGGGTCGACCTCAAGCAGCTGTCCGACGAGTGGCTGTTGTGGGAACCGGGCACGACGTGGTCACCGGGCGCGTTGGATGCCGGGGTGTACGGCTCCACGGAGGTCCTTCCGGCGCTGCCCAGGGGCGCGTCGGTGGCGAACCCGGCGGCGCGGTCGCGTGGTGATGCGCCGCGCACAGGGGTCGCGGCCCGCCGTATCGCAGGCTGAACATAGGAACGGTTGTAACAGTGACCTACGAAAGCTAGTCTGTTCACGTCACCACAACCGCTCGGAGAGGCCAACGATCATGAACGTCACCTGGAAAGACCACCTACACGCCGCCGCCTGGGCTGTCGCCTGGGTGCTGCTGCTCGCGTACGGCGTCGTCAACACCCCGGGCGCCTGATGAGTGCGCTACAGGCGGCAGACGTACCTGCCGATCAACCGTGGCTCGTCAAGTGCGGCAACCGCGAATGGTGGGGATTCCGGCGACGCATTCAACACCGGCAATCCGAGTGGTACCTCCTCGGCGTCACCCACGACGGCGTCAAGTTCGCATCCGACCGTGACGTGGAGTTGGTATCTCCGCTCGGACCGCGCCGATTCCGCTCACTCCCCGACGGCTACGTGTGGCAGGACTACTACTCGCCCGACGAGGTCATCCGCATCCGAGAAGGAATCGAGACCGCACGCGACGCTGCTCTCGCCACCATCCAGCAGGTGCGGGAACTCGCCGACGACCTCGACGCCCGCGCGGAGGCCATTGCCGAGGCGAACCCCGATCACGTCATCCACATCGAACAGGCACGGCAACACGCAGCGATGATCCGCAACGCCCTAGGTGGCGCCTCGTGAAATGTCTGACCGTGCAGCAGCCGTGGGCGTGGGCGATCGTGCGCGGCGGGAAACTCATCGAGAACCGCACCCAGACATGGAACTACCGCGGGCCCCTCGCCATCCACGCCGGACAACGATGGTCCGACCGCGGCGCGCAGTCCGACCTCGTGCACCGCGCCTGGTACGAACGCCACCCCTCGCACAGCATCACCCTTGGTGAACTCCCCGAGTGGCAGTTCGAGAAGGGATCCATCATCGGCGTAGTCGACCTCGTCGACGTCCACCCCGACGCCGGCTGCTGCCGCCCCTGGGGCGAGAGCGCCTACACCGAAGCCGAAGGCCGTGTCCGGCACCTGATCAGCCACCTCGTCCTCGAGAACCCCCGCAAGCTCACCGAACCGATCCCCGCCCGCGGTGCGCTCGGCCTGTGGAACCTCGCCGACGACGTCGAACGCCTGATCCGCCGCGACCTCCGAGGTGATCTCCGATGACCGCGAACGGCATCCTGTCCGCCGTCGGACTCGTCGCGATCCTCGCCACGGTGCTGCGGATCGCCTGGGTGTGGCAGCAACACCGCAACAACCGACCCGAGGAACACAACACCATCACCGGCACAGGAGGAACGCCATGACCCGCCAGACCGCGGTCATTGTCGACGTCGACGGCACCCTGTGCGACGTGTCGACCGCGCTGCACCACATCACCACCCCGGACGTGCTGAAGGACTTCGACGCCTTCCACCGCGCCGCCGCCCAGTGTCCGCCCACCGACTGGGTCCTCGAGTGGTGCGAACAGCAACGCGCCGCCGGCCATGTGCTCGTCGTCGTGACCGGCCGCATGTACCGGCACATCATGGACACCACCGAGTGGCTGGTCCGGCACCTGCCCGGACCGTTCATCGGACCCCTGATGCGCGGTGACGACGACGTCCGCCCGGACACCGACGTGAAACACGAGATCTACACCCTGCTCACCGATCCCGACTACTACAACCTCGACATCGTCGCCGCGATCGACGACCGGCCCAGCGTCATCCGGTTGTGGCGGTCCCTCGGCATCCCGACGACCGTCGCATGGCGGAAGGACTGGCTCGCGGCCGGCGAGCACTACGACGACGAGGACACTCCGTAGCTCCCGCTACCTCGGGGATGGGGTAGCGGAACCAGAGAACTCGGCCCGCCTGACACACGCGCAGGCGGGCCGAGTGCTGCATCACCGCCATTCCACACGGTTACTCTTATCCGTAACCACGCGAAAGGGTGCACCGGTGACCTTCCTGACAGCCATACTCGCCATCGGACTCATCATCCGACTCACCCGGCTCATCGTCGCCGACACCATCACCCACCCCATCCGCGCCCGCATCGTCGTCTGGCTCGGCCCCGACCACCCCATCGCCACCCTCGTCTGCTGCGCCTGGTGCATGTCGGTGTGGGTCGGCGCCGCCATCGCGGCCGCCGGATACTTCGTCGCCGAAGGCCCGTGGTGGCAATGGGTCGCCCTCGCCGGCACCGCGTCCTGGCTGTCCGGGATCGCCACTCAGATCGACCCCGCCTACCAGGGCAGTGAGGGCAACCAGTGAAACGGCTACCCGACTCCACCGCCCCCGCGATCGCCGAGCAGGCCGGACGTCCCCGCGGCCTGTTCTCCCGCATCCGCGTCCCGTCGGGCGCCGTCGTCGCCTCGTATCCGGTCCCGAAGACGAAGTCCGGGCGCCGCGGCTCACGCGGCGAATCGATCACCGCGTCCGCGCAGGTCCTCACCCAGAAGAAGATCGACCGCAAGACGCGACGAGTTCCCGCCCAACGCTGGCAGGCCGAGGCGTGGCAGTTGCGCCGGGAAACCCCGGAACTCCGCTTCATGGGCGACCGGCAGGCCCGCGCCTGCAGCCAGGTCCGCCTGTTCATCGGCCGCCGCGACAAGCTCGACGAAGAAACGACCCCGGTCGAGGACGGCCCCGCCGCCGACCTCGCCACCATGCTGTTCGGCAACGAACCGATGGTCGAGCAGGCGTTGAAACGCTACGGCCAGCACCTCATCTTCAACGGCGAATCACTGATCCTGTTCACCGAGAAGGACGGCCGCATCGACTGGGCGCCACACGCCTCGTCTGAGATCACCGGCGACTCACCGAATTTCAAGCTCAACGACGGCATCACGACCTCGAACATCGACCCCGCCACCCAGATGCTCGTCCGGTCGTGGACCCCCGACCCCGAACGGTCCGCCATGCCGGACGCCCCGGTCGTCGCGGTGATGCCCGTCGCCCGGGAGCTGATTGGCCTGACGAAGTACGTGTCCGCGCAGGTCGATTCACGGCTGGCCGGCGCCGGTCTCCTGCTCCTCCCGCAGGGCATCGAATCGCTGATGACCAACCCCGAGGACCGCGACAGCGACTACTCGTTCGCCGACGAACTCACCGACTACATGGTGGTGCCGATCCGCGACCGCGACAGCGCGGCGTCGGTCGTGCCGTTCATGGCGATGGTGCCGGCGGAGTTCGTCGACAAGGTCAAGCACCTCACCTTCGACAGCCCCCTCGACCCGCACATGCACGAGCGTCGGCAGGAGGCGATCCGCCGTATCGCCCTCGGCATGGATTCCGACCCGTCGGTCCTGCTCGGCATGGCCGACTCGAACCACTGGTCAGCGTGGGCGGTCGACGAGAACGAAGTGAAGCTCGGTGTCGCGCCGATCCTGTCGACCGCGTGCCACGCACTGACCCAGGTCGTGCAACCGCTCCTCGAGCAGATGGGCGTCGCCGACGCCGACCAGCATGTGGTGTGGTTCGACACCGCCCCCCTCGATATGCGGCCCGACCGGTCGAAGGACGCGAAGGATCTCCACGAGCGGGGCGCCGTGTCCTCCGAGACCGTCCGCCGCGAGACCGGGTTCACCGACCGCGACATGCCGTCCGCCGACGAGCACCGCCGCTTCCTCGCCGAGAAACTCGTCCTCGCGAACCCCGCCTTCGCGCCCGCCCTCGCCGAGCTGATCAACCTCGGCGACATCGACTGGACGAAGGCCACCCCGACCGCCGAAGCCGCGCCACCTGGCGCCGCCCCGCCGGGACCGGGAGAGGACGACGACCCGATCGACCAGACCCGCGCCATCCCGGAAACCCGCGACGACTCGCCGCCTGCCGAAGAAGGACTCGACCAGTGACCGATCGCGCCGTAGAGATGGTGTGCGAGTTCGCCGTACTCCAAGCCCTCGTCACCGCAGGGAAACGTGGACGGCTACCGCGCGCGATGATCGGGCAGCTCCGCAACGACGGCGTGCCGGCGCACGCCGTGCACACCCACGTCCTGCTGGCGCACAACGAAGCGGAGTGCGACCGCCTGATCTCGGGCACCTTCGACCTGCTCGCCGCGGTACTGCCCGAAGACGACGCCGCCCGCATCGTCAACGCCTGCGACACCTACACCCGAGGCCTGATCCTGGCCCAGCGGCCGCCCGCACGGAACGCGCTCGCCGAGGTGCTCGACCATGCCGTCCCAGCGTCAAGCCGATAGGGCCCGCGCGTCCCGACGTCTCCTGCTGCGCGCCGAACGCCGCATCGACGCCGCAGTCCTGGGCGCCATCGACGCCTGGCTGACCGCCGTCCGGTTCCACCTGTTCCGCGAGCTCGGCGAACCCGACCCGATCCGGGCGGCCGCCTACCCGCACGGCCCGCACATCGTCGACGCCGCCGTGCAAGCCTCGTACGGCGAATGGCGCCACCACCTGGACCGCCAGGTGATCCCGTCGGTGTCGATCGAGTTCTCCGAGGCGTTCCAGCAGGCCCGCCAACGCGACCCCCTCAACTCCTACCGCTACCAGCAGCAGTACCTCGAGGAAGTGTCCGACCGGCTCAAGATCTGGCCCGAGGGCGCGTTCGAAGACATCCGGCCCGAGCTGATGGAAGCCCTCGCCGAGGGCGAGAGCATCGACGAGATCCGCGACCGCGTCGGCCGGGTGCTGAACATCGACGCCCGCACCCGCGCGATCCGAGCCACCATCCACGAGGTCGAACAACGCCTCGCCGACCCCGACATCGATCCGAACACCCGCCGCGTCCTCAACGCCCGCCGCCGCGAGCTGTGGAACGAACATGACGACAGCCTGGGGGAGTGGCAGTGGAAGGCCCGCCGCATCGCCCGCACCGAGGCCCACGGCGCCGTGTCGGCCGGCACCCTCGCGTCTGCGCTCGCCCGCCAGGAATTCGACCCCGAGCTGCGTCTCTACAAACGCTGGCTGGCCACTGAGGACACCCGGGTACGCGCGACGCACCGCGTCGCCGACGGGCAGGTCGTGCCGCTCACCGAACGGTTCCGGGTCGGTGGGTTCCTGCTGGACCACCCGGCCGACGCCATCACGATCGCGCCGCACGAGGTGATCAACTGCCGCTGCGCGATGCTGATCTACGACGACGACGAGCTGCAGGACGAGCTGCAGGGACCCGACGGCAGCATCGGCGAGATCCGGCCCGGCGGGATCCGGTTGGGCCCGGACGACCCGGACGACGCGGACCGCGTGATCGCCGAAGTGGCGAAGGAGGAGGGACTGTCGCGGCCGGCGCGGCTGGGGCAACGCGGCGAGGACCGCGGCCAGCCGACACCGGCACCGACAGAGCCGGTCGAACTCACCGACGAGCGGGAGAAGTTGCCCCCGCCGGACCGCCCTGCCAGGAGTCTGGCGGACCTCTCCGACGACCAGCTCCTCGACGAAATGCAGCGCGCGAACGACACCAACGACGGCGTCCTCTGGGAGCAAACCAACGACGAATGGGAACGCCGGCACAGCCAGGCCGCAGAGGATCCGCAACCTATCAACAACGGGGCAGATTCTTCTGAACCTGTCACGTCACCCGCATACGATTCAGACGACGCACCACCACCGCCACCACCGCCACCACCGGAAGGTCCGACGCTGACTCCCACACCGGACGACGAGCCCATCGGCGGGCCCACCCCTGCGGAGCGCGACCACGCGGCGGAGGTCCTCGACGCCGAGTACGCCGCAGACGTCGCGGAACTGACCTGGACCGAGCGCGACATCGTCGAGGCGTGGCAGCGCGACGACCGCACCTACGACGAATTCCAGAAAGCTGCGCGCGGCGAGTCCGACGATCCGTACCTGATGGAGCAGGCGGAGGAGCTGGACGAACTCGTGCGCCGGCACCGTCTGCGCCAGCCGGTCCAGGCGTACCGAGGGGTGCGGGACACCCGCAAGGTGTTCGGAGTCGACAACACCGATCTCGCTGGCCTGGTCGGCGAGGAACTGTCACTCGCCGGGTTTTTCGGCACGTCGCTCGATCGTCAGGTCTCGCTCGAGGAGTTCACGCGACCTCCCCTGGGCGGTGGTCCGGTGCTGATGGAGGTCCTGATTCCGGCCGGGGTGCGCGCGTTGTGGGTGTCGCTCGCCGGTGATGACCGGATGCGTTACCAGCGTGAACTGCTGCTCCCGTCGTTCGTCAGGGTTACAGTCGTCGACGTCGACTACGCGGACGGTGTCCCTGTAATTCGTGTTCGGGTCGCAAGCCCCTGATCTGCGGAATTACGCGTCGGTGTGTCGTGAGCTTGTACAAGTCGGTATTGTGGTTACAGCAGACAGGAGATAAATTCACGTCTCCACTCGACACACCGATATTCGACACGGTTTGGACGCGGCCATGGGTATTTCGCATCGTCTCTGGGACGACAGCGTATTTGTGCCTGCCGGTGAGCAGCACCGTAAGCCTGTTTTCGTCGGTCAGCTACTGTCCAGCCTTCAACTCGAAGATGCTCCACGATCGCGGCAGGTAGAGGGCATCAGGCAGTGGTTGCTGAACAACGAGCCGAGCAAGAGCCTTGTCCTGAGCCTGGACAAGCGCGGCTTCGGCGAACTGCTGCACTACTGATCCCGTCACTCTGCACCTGACGCCCCGACCCTTTCGGGCCGGGGCGGGGTGGTCAGCGGTAGTAGCAGTCGCTCCCGGTGCGCTCCATCTCGTCGTAGTCGGCGCGGATGACTTCGGCTTTCCGGGTGGCGTCTTCGAGGCTGTCGGCCATGACGAGGTGGGTGTTTCCGTCGCGGTTGGTGACTTTGTAGGGGCTCATCGGGTTCTCCTTGCTGGCTTGCGGTGTGTAACCAACATTGCGGCAATACTCGGATGAAAGTCAAGGCGTAACTATCGACTAATGCGGCAATACCGCATACGCTTGCACTCATGGCGAACAACTCCCCCAACACCCGCGGACTCACCCCCGGAGGATCTTCACTGTCTGGCGACGGCAGCCATTCCCCCCGCGTGTCAGTCTCGCTGCCGACCGATGCGAAGGCACGCATCGAAGAACTCGCCGCGGCGCACGGAATGGGCGCATCGAAGTACATCCGTCGTCTCGTTCTGGACCACCTGGCCGCCACCGACTGACTGTCGCGCCCCCGAAGTGCCCAGATCGTGATGGATACTGTTCGATGTATCCACACAGAACGGGAGCCTCCCATGGGTGATTCGCTGACCGCCGCGCTCACAGCCAGCGGAATCGTGTACGAGCTGTCCGACTTCTCGAACCCCCAGCTGGAGGGTCCGACTGCCCTGCAGGTGTCCGACGACGGCCGGGTCCGCGGTCACCTCGCGATTTGGGAGACCCCGCACATCGGCTACGGCGAGATGGTGCCGCCTCCGCACAGCTCGACGTCGTACGCGTACTTCCATCAGGGAGTCGTCCGGACGGAGGCCGGGGACCTGCCTGTCGGGAAGCTCACCCTCGGCACCGGCCACGCTGGGCCGGGTGGCGACGCGATGGCCGCCGCTGCCCACTACGACAACACCGGATCCACCGTCGCGGTCGTCCGGGCAGGGGAAGACCGGCACGGCATCTGGATGGCTGGCCGGATCGTGCCCGGGGTGAACGACCAGCAGATCGACGAACTCCGCCGGTCGTCGGTGTCGGGCGATTGGCGCGATGTCACACGGCAGGGACAGTACGAGCTGGTCGCGGCGCTCGCGGTGAACGTGCCTGGCTTCCCGATCCCTCGCACCGAGCAGCTCGTGGCCTCTGGCCGCCCCGTCGGGCTCGTCGCCGCCGGCATCGTGCACCGCCGCGACCCGAACAGCCCCGTCACCTACGCCGACCTGACCTCGCTCGTTTCGGCAGCCGTTTCGGACGCGCAGAAGATCACCGATCGCCGAAAGAAGGCGGAGGAGGCGTTCGCCGCGGTGAAGGGTGACGTCGACGCCGACCGCGAGGATCAGCGGAAGAAGAAGGCCGACAAGCGGAAAAAGGCCTCCGGCAACGCGATCGCCGAGGTGCGGAAGGACCGAAGCCGCGGGCAGATGGCCAACCTCCTGGCCGCTGGCGCCGAGGCGAAGGTGAACGACGCGACTGGCCGGATGCCGGCGCAGCTGCACCGGTACTGGACGACGGGCAAGGGACTGGCGAAGTGGGCGACTAAGCCGACGCCGTACCGGTCGCTGGTGACGGCGCTGAGTAGCGTTCCCGAGATTGTCGCCGACATGACGCCGGAGCAGATCAAGGGCCTCGCCGCGAACCTGTATCACGACGTGTTCAAGCAGTGGCCGGGGAAGCAGCGCGGCGACAAAGGATCCGGGAAGCTCGCCGCATCCGGAGTGTTCGACGAGCCCGGGGTGCGGGCCGCCCTGGACCGCGCTGAGACGGCTCTCCTCGCGGCCGCCGCGGGTGGTGGTTCGGGAAAATGACGGCCGCCGGAGACGGCGGCGACGACCACGACACCGACGGGATGGTCGCTCTCCTGCCGACGGCCGAGGATGCGGCCCGGTTGGCGATCGGCAACGTCACCACCGACGAACTGCACCTCACCCTCGCCTACCTCCCCGACGTCGGCGACTACAACGACCCGCACGCCATCGCCGCCCTGTTCATCGACGACGACACCGACTCGCTGACGGGTGACGTGAACGGTGAGGCGATCCTCGGCGCCGGGTCCGCCGCGGTGTGGATTACGAACGTGCTGGGGTTGACGGCCCGCCGCAACGCCCTCGTCGACCAGCTCGACGCAGCACCGGACATGCCCGATGTGTCGCACGACTTCGACGGCTTCACAGCGCATCTCACCTACGAGACGAAGTCCGGTCATTCACCTGCCGATGCCGCCTCGAGGTCAGACGGGCTGGTCCTCGCAGGCCGCCCAGACCTCTTCGGACCAGTCACGTTCGACCGTCTGCGAGTGTCGTTGCGTGGCAAACACACCGACGTGCCACTCGGTTCTACTGACGGTATAAGTGGCCGCCAGACGGAAACCCCTGAAACCCGATCGGCGGTGGCGTGATGGGCTGCAACTGCGGAGGCGGATCGGTCACCATCTGGGTGGTCCGGCTGCCCGACGGACGGCGGAAACGGTTCCTCGACGAGGGCGACGCTCGGGCGTGGGCCGACGACCGAGACGGGACCGTCGAGCCGGTTACGACCTAACCCGCAGGTCGCGGGTTACAGTATTGGACAGAGCCGCTGGCCGAGGGCCGGGCGCATTGAGATCGAGATGCGACCCGACAGGAGATTCCGGTGGAACTCACCCTTCAGGACCTGCTTGACGCGGCACACGGTGCCGGTGAAGAGGGCCAGGCCCCCACACCCGAACAGCGCGCAACCGCCATCCGCGAGAAGCTCGCCGGCGCGGACCGCCCGGCGATCGAAGCCCTCCAGGACGAGGCGATCGAGAAGTGGGGCGAGCTCAATGCCACCGACCCCACCGACGAGGAAGGTCTCGCCGGACTCGAGGCGCTGACCGAGTTCGTTCAGGTGACCCGGTCGGTGCAGTCCGACCTCGACGCCGCCGACGAGCAGGCTCGGGCGCGGCGCGCCGAGATGGAAGCCAAGATCAAGGGCACCAAGGGCGACGCCGAGGGTGGCGAGGACGAGGGCGCCGAGGGCGAGAACGCCGGTGAGGGTGGCGAAGGCGAGGGTGACGGCGGCCAGCGTGCCGACGACAGCGCCGCTGCCGCAACCGAATCGGCTGCCGAGGGTGCCGAAGGTGCGCAGGGTGCCGAAGGTGCTGCCGCTGCCGCTGCCGAGGCCGCACCGGCTGCCGAGGCTGTCCTGGCATCGGCCAAGCGGAACCGGTTCGACCTCGCCGCGATCGGCAAGCGCACCCCGAAGCCGAAGCCACAGGCCGAGGACGAGCGGCCCCGCGGGTTCTCGATCACCGCTGCCGCACGCGTCCGCGGGTACGAGACCGGGCAGGCTCTCGACCTCGACGGCGTGGTCGCCGCCGCACAGGCACGCATCGAGAACATGCCCCGCGGCGTCAAGGGCCTCGTGCAGCAGGAGGACATCGCACACTTCAAGGTCGACTACCCGGAGGAGCTGACTGCGTCGTTCAAGGACGACAACGCGCTCCTCGACTACGCGGGCGACCAGTCCCGACTGGCCAGCAATCGGGGCAAGGGCTCGCTGGTCGCCGCCGGTGGTTGGTGCGCCCCGTCGGAGACCCTCTACGAGCTTTCGCCAGTCCTCGCCGACGCCACCGCGGGCCTGGTCGACGTCGCCGAGATCTCGGTGAAGCGCGGCGGTATCCGCACCACCGAGGGCGCCGACTACGCCGCCATCTACAGCGGCGGCCAGGTCGGCATCCGCGAGACCGAAGCGCAGGCGATCGCCAACGCCGACGACCCGGACTACGAGAAGGTGCTCTACCGAGTGCCCTGCACGGAGTTCGTCGAGAAGCGTGCCGGCGTCGTCTACACCGGCATCGAGGCGGGCATCCTGCAGAACTCGGCCTACCCCGAGCTGACCCGCCAGCACGTCGAGGCAGCGATGGCGGCGCACGCACACCGCGTCAACGAGCTGACGATCGCCGACATGGTGGCCCTGTCCACCACGGTCGACCTGACCCAGGAACTCGGGCCGTCGGTCACCGCGTCGGTGCTCAACGGCATCGAGTTGATCATCGTCGATCTGCGCTACCGGTACCGCGCGCCGGAGTCGATGACCCTCGAAGTGGTGCTGCCGATCTGGCTCAAGTTGCACGTTCGCGCGGACCTCGCCCTGCGCTCGGGCATCAAGTTCGAGCAGGTCACCAACGAGCAGATCAACGCGTTCTTCACGGCCCGCGGCGCTCGCGTGCAGTGGGTCTACGACTGGCAGGACGCCTTCTCCGGTGTGGCGAACGGCTTCGGCTCGGCCACCGTCAAGGAGACGTTCGCGACGTCGGTCAAGGCGATGGTCTACCCGGCCGGCACGTTCGTTCGCGGTCGCGGCGAGGTCATCTCGCTCGGTGTCACCTACGACTCGGTGAACGTCCGGAAGAACGACTACCTCGAGATGTTCCAGGAGGAGAAGCTCCTGGTGCACAAGCGGGCGTACAAGAGCCTCGTGGTGACGCTGCCGCTGGCGGTCAACGGCGTGACGTCGGCGCCGCGCGAGCTGGTCCACGGTGGTCCGATCGCACCCGAGACCCCGTAGTCGCGGACTGAGCAGATGAGGGCGCTCCCGGTTTCCCCGCGCGGGAGCCGGGAGCGTTCCTCATTCCCCACCACCACGAGGAGCCACTGATGCCCGTCGGACCACCCGTATACGTCACCCGGCAGACCGCGCCGGACGCACCGCGATTCGGGCTGCTGTCCGTCGCGTCGATGCCCACCGACGGCGGAGACCGCGCTGTCTACAACGGCATCGAGTACGACCTACCCCCGGAGCCGAAAGCCACCGGCTCGCCGACGGACTGCGTCGACACCCCCGCCGATCCGATCGACCTCGACCGCGGGCACCCCACCACCACCGCGATGCCGATCCGCGCCTGGTCCGGATTCGAATGCTCCGCAGTCGGCCTGGACGACGCCGAGATCGCCTCCTACGCCCGCGCGAAGCTCACCGCCGCCGAGTCCCCGTACCTCGAGGCGGAGCTGTGGTCCGAGGCCGACCCGTCGCTGATGTCGGCGGACACCGTCGTCATCGAGGACACCGCAGTGCCCCTCGAAGTCGGGATCGGCCTGCTCGAAGGGTGGCTGCACACCTCCTACGCGGGCGTTGGCGCGCTACACATTCCGCGGGCGCTCGGCGCGCTGGCAGACCACAAGTCGGTGCTGCACGCCTCCGGGTCGAAGCTCGCCACGCTCGTCGGCACGCCGGCCGCGCTGGGCAACTACCCGCCGACCGGTCCGGACGGGGAAGACGCGGCGGCGGGCACGTACTGGATCGTCGCCTCGGGGGACGTCGTCGCGCGCCGCGGGGAGATCAAGGTCCACACCACGCAGGCGAACGCACGCCTCGACTGGCGGCGCAACAACATTCAGGGCATCGCGGAACGCTCGTACGTCGTCTCGTTCGACGACGTCGCCGCGGCGGTCCTGGTGAACCTCACCTAGAAGGGAATGGGTCATGCCGACGATTCTGACCAGCAGCGACCGTGAGGCGTCGCAGATCGCGCGGAAGCTGCTCGAGGCGAGCAAGGGCGACGAGTCGCGGTTCCGCATCGTGACGACCGGTCGCCGTCTGGCCTTCGAGGTCGACGACGCGCTCGCTGACGAGATCGGCGCGGACACAACCGATGAGCCGGACGCGGCCGGCGACGACTCGGCCGACGAGACCGAGACCGTCCCGGACCCGCCGCTGGTGTCCGGGGAGCCGGTGATCCCCGTCGACGACCTCGAGGTCCCAGACCGCAACGGCCGCACCGCCGACTGGGCCGAGTACATGCGTACCCGCTACCAGATCCACACCGGCGGCATGACCCGCGCCGAGCTGATCGCCGAGTACGACAAGCGCACAGGCGATGCGTAACCACGAAAGACCTGCATCGGGGACTATCCTGATGACAGCAAGCCGCTGGCCGAGGGCCGGGCGTGAACTCACTCACGACCGACCTGGAGGTCTGAAATGGCGAACCTGACCTGGCCGTCCATCCGCGGCAAGCGCGCACGCTTCACCCGGCTCGACGAATGCGGCGTCCCCGTCATCGGCGCGAAGTCCACGCTGGTGACCAAGGGCTACATCAGCGTCACCGTCTCCCCGGAGTACGAGGACGCCACCGAGAACGCACCCAAGACCGCCGACGACACCTTCGCATTCGTCGACCGCGGCAAGGACCTGCTGAAGTACCTCACCGGCGAGATCCAGTTCGTCGGTGTCGATCCCGAGGCGTACGAGATGGTGTCGGGCAACCCGATCTGGACCAACGCGGCCGGCGACGCCGCCGGTATCAAGGTCGGCACCTACGACGACATCGACGCGAACTTCGCGCTCGAGCTGTGGTCCGATATCCCCGGCCAGGTGTGCCAGGGAGCCAAGGCGTACGGCTACTTCCTGCTGCCGTTCATCGGACCGGCCCGCATCGGTGAGATCGCGATCCAGGCCGAGCGCGCCGAGTTCTCGCTGACGAACGCGATCACGAAGGACGCCAACAGCTGGGGCGTCGGCCCGTACAACGTCGAACTCAACGACGCGGACCCCGCCGTCCCGGCGAAGCTGAACACACCGCTGACCGCGAAGGACCACCTGGTGATGTTCCAGACCCCGGTCCCGCCTCCCGCGATCACCGCGGGCGCGATTGCACTGGCAGCCTGATTCCCCTCCTTGGATGGTGGGTTACGCGCCCCCGCCCCAGCCGACCGGACAGCGGCTGGGTCGGGGGCGTTCTCCATTTCAGAAGTCATCCGCTAACGCACACAAGCGGATTGTTTGACCTGCACTTTCCTATTTAAGGAGTATCCCCGTGGTCGAGTGGCCGATCATCATCCCGTCGAACGCACGGGCGTTGTGGGACAACGCCGATCCCGTCGACAGGCAGGCCGCCGAAGCGCTCGCGGGCCGCATCCTGTGGGCGCTGACCGGCGAGGTGTTCGGTCTCCGCTCCGAGAAGGTCCGCCCGTGTTTCACCCCGCAGACCCGCGGCTCGACCTACTACGGGCCCGGTGACCCCACCCCGGCGTGGTGGCCCGGCGTGGGCGTAGGGAACCCGGGAGCGTCCGGCGCGTGCGGGTGCCGCTCGAACTGTCGCCACGTCACCGAGGCTGACGTGTGGGTGCCCGGACCGATCGCCGAAGTGACCCGCGTGAGCATCGACGGCGTCGACGTCCCGGAGTCCGCGTACGTGGTCCGGTCCCGGCGCTGGCTGCGACGCACCGACGGCCAGGCGTGGCCGCAGAACCAGAACCTCAACGCACCCGACAACGGGCCAGGTGCGTTCGTCATCGAGTACGAGCGAGGCGTTCCCGTCCCGCCGGAAGGGCAGTTCGCGGCCGGCGCCCTCGCCGTGGACCTGCTGCGCGGCATCACCGGCGGCGAGTGCTCGCTCCCGTCGAACCTCACATCGATCTCACGGCAGGGCCTCACGGCAGAGGTCGACCCCCGCGCGTACTTCGCCGAAGGGCTGACCGGGATCGAGGCCGTCGACGAGTGGATCATGGCCGTGAACCCGTACAAGTCCCGTCGGCCCGCGCGCATCTCGTCACCGGACCGCCCGCGCGTGGAGCGTCTGTCATGACCGTCTGCAACCCGTACGCGATCGCGAAGCGGCTACTCGACCAGCTCGCAACGGAACTCGTGGAGGCGCGCGCCCCGCTGCCGAAACGGATGACAGTGCTGACGTCGCCGCAGGCCGCGGTGATGGAAATGTGCAGCACCGGGTGGGTGGCGTTCTCCGGCATCACCCCGAGCAACGGTGCCGGCGGATCCCCCGGTGAGTTCCGCGGCGTCGCACCCGATCACCAGATCGCGATGACGATGGGGGTGTACCGCTGCTTCCCGGTCGATCCGAAGCTCGGACCCCCGCCATCTCCTGCACTGGATTCGGCGTCGCGGGACATCCTCGACGACTTCGAAGCGATGCGCCGAGCCGCGCTGAACGCTTGGGCCGACGAAGACGACTGGGACCTCGAACCCGTCCTTGGCGGCTGGCGGCCGGTCACACCGCAGGGCGGAGGCCACGGATCGACGATGGACGTGTCGGTCACGACGTCGCTGTCGCTGTTCTCCGACGAGTCGATTCCGATGCTCGACGGAGACCCACGCGGCTGACGTCCGTTCGTAGGTCACTGTTCGGGCGTATCCTGCGTGCATGACCGAGGTGACTATCAAGGCAGCGCAGCGCGTCGCGGGACTCCTCCCCGGCGCAGTGGTGACGGTTGAGAAGACCGACCGCATCGAGAAGTTGATCACGCAGGGACGCGTCGAGGTCGTCGACGCCGACGGCCGCGCCATCGACCAGGACCCGCTGCCGACGGGCAGCTTCGCTCCAGCGGACGATCCCGCCGACGCGGCGGCCACGGATCTCGCCGCCGCCCAGGCGGACGCACAGGAACAGGCATCCGCGTCCGGCCGGCGGAAGAAGCCGACTGGCGATGCCGGTTGACATCCATCACCACACGATCGAGCAGGACAACCGCGCCGCCGCCGAGCGGTGGGGCAACCGTATCGGCCGCCGCGTCACCAACGCCGCGAAACGCCGCGCTCCGGTCGACGAAGGCACACTCCGCGCGAGCATCGACTACACCCTCGAATGGTCGGCGGGGTCGTGCCACATCACCATCGGGTCACCCCTCGACTACGCCGAGTACTTCCACACCGGCACAGGCATCTACGGGCCGAAAGCCACGCCGATCGTGCCGGTCACCCGCAAGGCTCTCAAGTTCCGGTGGGAACCGACCGGCCCGGGCGCGAAGAAGAAACTGCCCAAGGAGCAACGTGGCTGGTTCTTCGCGACGTCGGTCAAGGGCATCGAGCCCGACCCGTTCCTGATCGACGCCCTGAAAGAGGTCATGGGCGTCATCGACACCCTCCGCTAACCCGCACCACCACAACACCATCCACTGAAAGGGAACCACCATCCAATGAGCACCACCGACGACACCACCAGCGACATCATCGTCGACGACGACTTCGACATCGAAGACCCGGAGACCCGGTCGACGCTCGGGCTTGCCCCGCTCGATGAGGACATTCCCGAGTCGCTGCAGTTCTCCACGAAAGACGGCGGCCGCAAGTTCGAGCGACGGTCGATCGTGATCGACGGCCAGCAGTTCGTGATGACCCAGCCGTCGGACTACACCCTGTACCTGTATGTGCCGAAGCTGACCAGCCCGGACGGATCCGAGCGGTTCGATGCGATGATGCGGTTCCTCGACGTCGTCCTCGACCGCAGTGCCTCCCAGTACCTGCTGGCCCGAATGACCGACCCGGCCAACGACTTCAACGTTGAGATCCCGCCGACGATCGTGGCGACCGCCCTCGACCTGTGGGGCAACAAGTCCGTCGCCGAGATGTACCGCAAGTTCAACGCCGAGAACGATACGTCGGCACCCGCGGTACCGCCGACCCGGATCGGCGCGAACCGTGCACAGCGTCGGCAGGCGACGAAGAAGACCGCCGCGAAGAAGGCTCCGGCGAAGAAGGCCGCACCTCGGAAGTCCACTGCACGTAAGTGACTGCCGGCCCGCCGTGGTTCGACGCTGCACCCGCCTGGTCTCTCGACGGGCGGGTGCTGCGTCTGACCGAACCCTCCACCCCTGACATGGTGCGCGCGCTCCTCGTCCCCGACGAACCCCCTGACGTGGTACCGGGAAGGCCAGCCACGATGGGCAACGTATCCGGGCTCGCGATCGTTCTCGCCTGCACCCCCCGGGAACAGGACCGCATCCACATACTGACGCGGCTCCTCGAGCCCGCCGAGACTGCACCATCCCTGACCGACATGCAGTTCGTCGCTGACGAGGTCGTCTCCATGTACGGCGGCGGCATGCGCCGATGGACCGTCGAGCATCTGTGGACCAAGACGATGCAGAACTGGGCGTTCGTCGACGGGGAGCTCCAGTTGGGTGGTGTCGATGTCCTCGAGTTGCCGTTCGCGCGCGCGACCGCGCTGGTGTGGGCGTTGTGGCGCAGGGTGCTGCGCCACAACAAGGACGAGATGTCCCGGTTCACCCGGGAACTCGACAAGCCACCGCTGCGGGTGATCGAGAAGGAAGACGAGGAGGAGGCCGCGACCGCCGACGCTGATTCTTCTGGGTTCATGGCGCTGCAGAACGTGTGGCAGCAAGCCCAGCGCGGTCCCGCGACGCCAGCGTCCACCAGTGATAGCGGCAGCTCGGATACGCTAGACCGGAAATAGAAGCAGCTCGCGCTGCTGGCCGAGGGCCGGGCGCGTTGTCCTTGGAGGCAGCGCGTGACCAGTCCTGGCGGTGAATGGGCGAAAGCTCGTGTCGGCGTCGAACTCGACTGGTCGAATGTTGATCAGGAGCTTCGGCAGAAGTTGGAGCGGTCGACGCTGATCGCGTCGCGTGCCGCACAACGACATCTCGACAATCTGCGCCGCAGCGCCGAGGTCACCTTCACCCGGATGGGCCAGTCGTACAGCCGTCAGACCGACGGCATGGTCCGCAACACCCAGACCACGGTGGCGCGTATCAACGCGCAGCTGCAACGTATCCGCGACGTCCGGGTCACCGCCACACTCTCGATCGACTCCAGCGGCGCGCTCGCCGAACTGAAACGGGTCCACGGCACCCTGCAGGCTTGGTTGAACGCGAACCCGCTCACGGTGCGGGTGGGCGTCGACACGGCCCGCTCGATGGCGTCTCTGCAAGCCACGCACATCGCGATGCAGTCGTGGCTACAGGCCAACCCGCTCGAGGTCGACGTGCGGGCCAACTCCCGAGGTCTCGCCGGTGGCCGTGGGGGAATTCAGAGCCTCACCCGCGGGATCACGTCGGCGCTCGGGTCGGTGGCGAAGTGGACGACCATCCTGGCCGGCGCGACGATGGCCGCCGGTGCTGCGCTGCCGGTGATTGCCGCGCTCGGCGCCGCGCTGGCATCGGTCGGTGTGGCGGCCGGTGGCGCCGGGATCGCGGGTATCGCCGCTGCGGCTACCGGATTCGCTGCGCTCAAGACCGGCCTGTCTGGGGTTGGGGAGGCGTTCTCTGCGCTCGGTGAGGCGTCGGCGTCTGGCGGGGGTGCCGCGGTCGACAACGCGAAGCAGGTCCGTGACGCGCAGCGTGACCTCACGAACGCGATCGAGGACGAGCGCGACGCCCAGAAGGACGTCGGTCGTGCCCGCGACGACGCCCGCCGCAAGCTCCGCGACCTCGACCTCGAGCTGCGGGGTGCCGCGCTGTCGGAGAAGGAAGCGGCGATCGACCTGGCCGACGCCCGCGACGAGCTCGCCCGCGGCGATTTCAAGTCCTCCCGCGAGAAGCAGAAGGCCGTCCTCGCGGTGCAGAAGGCCGAACTGCGGCTGACCGAAATCCAGCGCGGCAACGGCGATCTCATCAAGGACACCAACGAGCAGCGCCGAAAGGGCGTCGAGGGGTCCGACGAGGTCGTCGACGCGCAGAAGCGACTGAAAGACGCCACCGAATCCGTCCAGCGTGCCCAGGAGGCGGTGGCCGAAGCCCAGAAGGGCGCCGCCGGTGGCGGGGGTGTCGACAAGGCCGCGCAGGCGATGGCGAAGCTCTCTCCCAAGGCCCGCGAGTTCGTCCTCGCGGTCCAGGCCGTCAAGCCCGCGTGGGCGGGCATGAAGCGCGAGGTGCAGGACTCGCTCTTCGCGAACCTCGCCGCCCAGATGCAACCGCTGACCGACAACTATGTGCCCCTGCTCGGTAGTGCGCTCGTCGGGGTCACGCGCGGCTTCAACGAGGGTGCTCTCGCCGCGCTCGGCTTCCTCAACTCCACCCGCGGCCTCGGGGTGATGTCGACGCTGCTGGGGACGTCATCGAACATGGCCGGCAACTTCGGGCGCGCGATCGGCGAACTGATTCCCGGCCTCGCAGCGGTCGGAGCTGGTGCAGGACAGGTGTTCTCGCCGATGACCGACGGGCTCGCTGGCGCGACGCGCGGCTTCTCCGAGATGCTGATCAAGGCGCAGGAGTCAGGCCGGATGGCCGACTACTTCCGGGACGCCGTCGCGGTCGCGAAGCAGTTCGGTCAGGTGCTCTCCGAGCTGGGTTCGATCATCGGTGGCGTCTTCAACGCGGCGGGGACCGCGGCCGGCGGGAACTTCCTCGGCAACCTGCAGGAGTCGCTGTCGACGATCTCGGAATGGGTCAACGGGCCCGGCCAGACAGCCCTGGTGTCGTTCTTCCAATCGATGTCGGCGGGCATGGGTGCGGTGCTGCCGATCCTGCTGCAGCTCGCAGGGATCATCGGCACGACGATCGCCCCCGCCCTGTCAGACCTGCTGGTCCAGATCGCGCCCGCCGTCGGTGGATTCGTGACTGCCCTCGGTGAAGGGTTGAAGGCGATCGCGCCGGCGATGGGTCCGCTCGGTACTGCCATCTCGGCGATCTTCACCGCCCTCGGTCCGGTGATGCCTGTGCTCGGGCAGCTCATCGCGACGTTCGTTGAACTGGCTGGACCGATCATCGGTGCCCTCGCGCAGGCCCTCGGCCCCGTGCTGGTCACCGTCGGCAACGCGCTGATCGTGCTGCTGCAGGCCCTCATGCCCGCCGTCCAGCCGCTCTCGGAGTACTTCGTCGCTCTCGGCCCCGTCATCGGTCAGCTCGCGTCGATGATCGGCGGTGCCCTAGGTGCTGCGCTGCAGGTGATTGTGCCCGCAATGACGTTGTGGTGGAAACTCGTTGCCGCTCTGCTGCCCGTCTTCACCGGGCTCCTGCAGATGCTGCAGCCGTTCACGACCGCGATCGGCGCCCTCGCGGGCGCAGTGCTGGTCGCCTACGGCGCCTTCAAGGTGTTCCGGATGGTCTCGACGATCATCTCGGTGGTCCGCACTGCCTGGACGCTCCTGTCGCTGGCGTTCACCGCGTCGCCCATCGGCATGATCATCACCGCGATCGCTGCCCTCGCCGCCGGGTTGTACCTGTTCTTCACCAAGACCGAGACCGGCCGCGCCCTGTGGGACAAGATCTGGGGCAGCATCAAGGCCACCTGGGATGTGGTGTGGGGTGCGCTCAAGGTCGGGTTCGAGAAGCTCGGCGAGATCGCGAAGTGGCTGTGGGAGAACGCCTTGCAGCCCGCGTTCTCGGCGATCGGGAAGGCCATCGGCTGGGTCAAGGACCACTGGGAGATCTTCGCCGCCGTGCTCGGCGGGCCGATCGGCATCCTCGTCGCGCTGCAGTCGAAGTTCGGTGTCGTCTCGACCGTCATCCAGGCGCTCGGAACTGTCATAACGTGGTTGTGGCAGAACGTCATTCAGCCTGCGTTCTCGTTCATCGGCACCATCATCGGTGGTGTCTGGAACGTGGTGAAGTTCATCTTCAACTCGTGGATGACCATTTTCCGGGCCGTCGGCGCCGTGGTGATGTGGTTGTGGAACAACGTAGTTACGCCCGCGTTCAACGCCATCAAGACCATCATCACTACCTGGTGGTCCGGGGTGCAGATCGTGTTCGGGTTCTTCCGAGACATCCTCGTCACGGTCGGCGGCTGGGTGTGGGACATGGTCGGCAAGGTCGTCGGATTCTTCACCACCCTCGCGACCGGGATCCGCGACAAGGCGACGCAGGCGAAGGACTGGGTGGTCGAGAAGTTCAACCTGGTCATCGACTTCTTCCGCGGGCTTCCTGCCACGATGCGCGACCTCGCGGGCAAGATCTGGGATCCGATCAAGAACGCGGCGAAGACCGTGTTCAACTCGATCGCTCGCCTGTGGAACAACACCGTCGGCAAGGTCAATTTCACGGTGCCCGACTGGATCCCGGCAGTCGGTGGGAAGAAGTTCGCCATGCCGCAGATCCCGACGTTCGCGTACGGCGGCACGGTGCGCGGCAAGGGCACCGGCACCTCGGACTCGATCCTGTCGTGGCTGTCGAACGGCGAGTTCGTGTCCCCGGCCCACGCCGTCAACGCCCGCACCCTGCCGCTCCTCGAAGCCATGCGCTCGGGGTGGACACCCCCGGCGTGGCTGACCGGCGCGGCGCTCGGCGGCGGGCTGCCCGGATTCGCCGGGGGCGGCCCGCTGCTCACCCAGGAGGAAGTCGCCCGGATGGGTGGCGGCACCGTCAACCGGTCCCTCGCCGAGGCTGTGCGGCGCCAGTTCCCCGACGTCAAGATCACCTCGGCCAAGACCGACCACTTCGACGACGGCGGCTACCACCCGAAGGGCATGGCCCTCGACCTCGACAACCGCGACGACGTCGCCGCCTGGCTGTTCGCCAACCGCAAGGCACTCGACCTCGGCCAGATCATCTACGGCGGCGGCGACGGCCAGTGGAACTACTACAACATCGGCGGCACCGAAGCGTCCGGCAAGGACGCCATCCCGATCTACGGCTCGGATGTGGTGTTCGGGCAACACTCGGACCACATCCACACAATGGCGAACAAGGAGGTTCCACCGACCGCGCTCGGCGCAGGGCCGCGCCCGGGCTTCGACACCGGCACCGGGACCGGCACTGCGCCGGGCGGACTCGGCGGCGGTGGCGGCGCGTCGACGCCGATCGGGTCCGGGCTCGGAGCATCGTGGGGCAACTCGGGCGGCCAGTCGGCGTTCAACTCTGCTGCGGAGGCCGACAAGGGCGGCGTGATCCCGGTGTGGGTGGAGAACTGGCCGGCGTCGCTGGGCGGCGGTGGCGGCGGTGCTGGGGCCCCGACGTCGCTGGGTGGCGGTGACCCGTCAGCGCTTCCGGCAGCTGGTGGACCTGCTGCTGGGGGTGCGGCGATCCCGGCCGGCGCCGGTATCGGGAAGCTGACGCGCAGCTCGAGCAAGCAGGAGGTCGCCGACGCTATCTACTGGGAGGCTCGCAAGCGTGGCTACTCCCACGAGGAAGCGATCGCGATCCTTGCGCACGCCCGCGGCGAGTCGGACTTCGATCCGGAGGCGGTCAGCGACAACGGGCTGTGGCATGGCGTGTTCCAGCAGGACTCGGGATACCCAGGCCGGGACGACCCGAACAAGAACATCGGCGAGTTCTTCAACCGCCTCGACGCGAAGCGTAAGTCGCCGGGCGCGTCCGACGACATCTGGAAGAACATCTTCTGGCTGCAGCAGCGGCCGGGGGAGTCGTCGGCGGATGCGGCGTTCAGCAACGGCCGTCAGGAGTACCTGACCGCGGAGATGAAGCCGCACGAGGGCGAGGCCCGCAGGCTCGCCGATGAGGCCGCGAAGCGCGCGCCCGCCGCGCCGGCACCTGCGCCGGCACCTGCGCCCGCGCCTGCTCCGGACCCGACCGCTACTCCGACTGACGTCGCGCCGGTGACGCCGGCGGACACCCCGACCCTGACACCGAGCGAGGATCCCGGGAACGGATACAACGTCGGTCAGGGCGGCGACGACACGAAGAAGCGGGACCCGCAGGAGTTCACGATCGGTGGTGGCACCCTGTCGTCACAGCTCGGCGGGCTGGTGAAGACCGCGCTGCACAACGGGATCGACGACTTCATCGCCGCGAACCCCGGCCTGCTCGGCAACTACGACAACACCGAGGGAACGTCCCTCGGTGACCGTGCCGGTGGTGTGGCGAGCTCGGCGATCTCCGGGCAGCTCGGCTCCGCGCTCGGCGTGTTCGGCATGGACGTGCAGCCGCCGATCCTCGACGCGGTCGGCGCCTATATGCAGGACAACCCGCGCGACAAGGGAGAGAACGGCACGGCCACGAAGAAGGACCTCATCGACCTCGCTGAGGCGTTCCTCCGCGGCGGCCCCATGCAGGTCATCGTGAACAACCCCCAGGACGGAGACGACGTCGTGCGCAAGGTCGACCAGGACCGGCGACGCCGGATGCGGAGGTACGTGAACAAATGACGTGCTCCCCCGAGATCTCGAAAACGTCGAACATCCGGATCGTCGGATGCGATGGCGGCGACGTCCACCCGATCCACGGCGAGGACGCAGGCACCACCGGTGTGAAGCTGCTCAAGGGCGGGTTACGGGACCTGTTCGAGGCGCCAATCCGCCAGATCGAACGAACCCCGGTGAAGATGGACGGCGGCGTCCTGCGCGCGGTGAAGACCGCGATCATGGAACCAGTCATCACCGTCGGCATCAGCCGGAAGCTCGTTAACGAAGAGTTCGGCGTCGTCGACGGCGCGTTCCGAGAGGCGTTCTCGTTCGAGCTTGATCCGTACTACGAGCAGTCGAAGCTCGCGCGGATCGAGTGGGAGACCGAAGAATCGACGCGGTGGATCGAGGTCGTCCTCGCCCCCGGCCAGTCGTACGACGCCGACCTCGTTCCGCATGAACACGGCTCGTGGATCTGGGAAATACACCTCAAGGCCTACGACCCCTTCTGGCACGAGGAGGAGGGCAAGCCGGCGTTCGCCGAATTCACCACACCCGGCACAAAGACACTCAAGGTCTCCAACCCGACGGGCGTCGACATGGCCCCCACATGGGTGACCACGCGCGGTCAGGTGCGGCTGCCGGACAACACCTGGACCGGCAAGCCCTGGAACCGGGCCCCGGGTGGGGCGTACCCGACGCGCACGCTTCTGTATCCGAACATCACCAACGCAATGGGCGGACTTGTTGCCACCGCGGAGCCGGGGAAGGTTCCCGTGCGGGATGCGTTCGACCACAACCTGACTGGTCAGATGCCGGTCCAGGGTGACTTCCCGAAGAATCTGATCCCGCGGTTCACCCAACGCCAGGACCTCACCGTCCAGGCGGTCCAGGTCCCGGCCGGTGGGATGCGTGTCGAGTGTCGGCAACCCCGCCGATTCCGGAAGCCCTGGGGGCGAGTGTGAGCGCATTCCTGACGAAGGAGGCCAAGGCGACCGTGCAGGCGCGCGCGGCCCGGGCCGTCGCAGCAATGGACGACTACCAGTCGCAGTCGCTGCTCGACCAGTGCAACGCGATCCTCGAAGCCACCGAACAGGCCGAACGCGACGAGGCGCGGTCCCGCCGCGAAGACCCGATCCTGCGGCTGTGGGATGCCGAGTGGCACCTCCAGCATGTCGCCACCGACGTCCTGTCGTACACGTTCGAGTGGGTCGACAACGACACCGGCACAGCAGAAATCGTGGTGCTCGCCGACTCCCCACTCGGCCAGTGGATGCTCGACTTCGAAGGCCGCGACCTCCGCGAGGAAGGCGTCAACGTCCACATCACCGCCGACTACGTGGGCGCGCGGTGGGGCGGCCGCATGGAGGACGTGTCGGTCGAGCTGACGTCGACCGGTGACGAAGTGATCACCGCGACGTTCCTGCACGACTACGAGAACCTGAAGTGGATCGAGTGCTTCCCGTCGCCGCTGTTCCCGGCGATCTTCCAGCTGCGAGCCTGGATCCTGCTCGGCCCGGTCAACTGGTGCGCGCTCACCACCCTGTTCCTGAATCTGATGCGCGACGAGACGCCGCTGACGATCCCCGACGACCCAATGGACCTGGGCGAGTGGACCGAGGGCTTCGACGTCAACACCTGGCAGATCGTGCCGAACCCAGTGTCGTTCACCCAGGCGATGGCCTCGGGCGTGCTCTGGGGCATGCCGATCATCCGAATGAAGTACTGGCACGACGCCTTCCACGCGATGATGGACGACGCCGAGCTGTCAGTGCAGGCCGACCGCTGGCTCGAGGGCGACGATCTGCCGTGGGAAGGCGCGAACCTCCGCAACGGCGCGCTGGTGATCTCGATCGCCGACAAGTCCGGCCGCTACAACACCGGAACCAGCATGGGCGGCAACCTCTTCGGCGGCCTGTTCAACACCATCGACCAGTTCACTTCCGACTTCCTGGACACCACCCGATCGCTGATCACCGGCCAGCCGATCCCGGGCGAGTACATGCAGATCGGCGCGAAGTCGACGAACAAGCGGATGCCCTACGTCATCCTCGAGCCCGGCCGGACACCGGGCGTCGTGTCGGCGAAGTTCACCCGCACGCCGGAAAAGGTAGCCAAAATAATCACGGGCTCTAAGTCGGCTCCTGGTGTGAACGAGGGCATTTCAGCCCTCATTCAGGCGATCGGCGATATCGTCGGCGACAACATCAACATCATGGGCTACGGCGTGGGGTCCATCGGTGGTGCGATCGACACCCTCCTTCGGCCGCTCTACACCGACACCATCCTCGCGTGGACCGACACCAAACTCATCACGCGCGCACAGAAACTCGGCTGGTCCCGCTATGTCGAGTTCTTCCAGGAGGGCGCCGACCAGGCGTACACCCTGAACTCGCTGATGGTGATCCGCCTCGGACTGTGGGCCACCCGCCGGTGGACGTCGCACGAGGTGAAGGTCCTCGACGCGTGCCCGTGGATGGTCGGCGACAACGGCGTCGGTCACATGTGGCTGTCGGACCGCATCGGCACCACGGCGCCGCGGGACACCAGCGGCCGGGTGTGGGTCGACCGGATCAAGAAACTCGTCCTGTCGGCCGACGAAGACAACTTCCATCCCGACTGGACGATCACGGTCGGGGAGGACGCGAAGAACCGTGACCCGTTCGAGGAGGCGATGGCGAGGATCCGCGACACGATGTCAGGGCTGCACGATCTCGGTGTCGTGTGAATCAGCAGGTTACGGTTGATAGGTGACCTGCGTACCGGAGGGAAGTGATGGGTAGGCGTAGCAAGAACCGGCCGCCGAAGAGGCGGCAGTCGCCGATCGCTGTGCCCGATTTCCCGACCGTCGACAACTGCGACTCGGACGACCCCGACCAGTTCGCCGTCTGGGCGCTCGTCGGCCTGCCCGGTCAGAACGGGGCGCCGCTGCCGCTGCCGGTGACGATCCTCCGTCTGGTGTCCCGGCGGCTCTGGAACCTCGGCTTCCGCTACCACCCAGAGCTTCGCACGCTGAAGTATCGGAAGCCGCAGACGGACAACCCGAACTGGTTGTTCTCGCCGGGGGAGTGGGTGCCGATGGACGCGCCGGATGATCCGGCCGACGAGCTGTCGCCGGAGGCGCGGGAACTACTGGATGTCGTCGCCCGGCAGAAGGCGGCGAGGGAGCAGGCGAAGACGCCGGCCCCGGTCATTCCGGACGAGGACGGGAAGGTGCCGTACGTCCGGAAGGACAAGACCACGGTGATGGTCACCCCGGCGCAGGCCGCTCGGTACGCCGCCGCCAAACGTGATCTCCGCAAGGCGACAGGAGCCGACCAGTGACCAGCCCGAACCTCGGACCCGGCGACGTCCCTGACCACGACGACGCCGCGAACAGCGGCCACCTCTCGGACCTTCAGGGGCAGAACCCATCGGCCGCTCTACAAGGCCAGGTCTCCGGCCTGACCGGCCCGCAGGGATTGATCGGCAACCTGATCATGGGAGCGCTCGGCGGGATCGTCGACGACGTCCAAGGGTTCCAGCAGCCCGGGAAGCGGAAGAAGTCGCTGCAGAGCGCGGCGGCGTTCGCGCAGGATGAAGCCGGAGGGGCGAGCCCGTCCGCGCCGCGCCCGGTGCGCGACATCATCTCGATCATCACCGGCGTCTCCAACGGGGACACGGGCCACCTCAGCTCATGGATGAGCAACCTCGGCCGACTGTTCCGCGGCGAACCCCTCGGCACCGACCCCGGTGGCTGGTTCTCGGGAGTACTCGACTTCGGTGGGATGAACACGCGTTTAGGAGAGGTTGAGGAGGCGATCGCTGATCTCGATGACATCGCTCCCGCCACGCCGGTCACGCCGCAGTACGCGGCGGACATCAACGACATGCCGACGTGCTCCCGCGACGACCTCACGGAGTACTACCTCTCCGGAAGCTCGAGCAACGGCTACACCCTGGGGTTCCGGGCCGCGAAGTACACGCCCTCCAAGGTGACCTTCAATTCGGTTGCGCCGGTTGACTACACGCCGATTATCGTCGACCGACAGGGGCGACCGAGGAAACTCCGCTGGCGCGTCGGCAACGATACGAGCGTCTTCGGCATCGACGCCTACTACATGGCGTTGTGTGTCTACAACCCTGCGACGCTCGCGGTTGAAAAGGTCTGGGACTCAGGAAATATCAAGGACGGCGTCGCAAATACCTCGTCACTCCAGGAGGTCGGGGTCGATATGAACATCAACCAGCTCGTGACGCCCGGCCAGATCCTCTTCGCTGCCCACCAGCAGATCGCTCCTGGACTGGCACAGAGCGCCCGCTCGTTCGCGTGCAAACCTCAACCGGGAGGAGCAGCGCGGCCGGGCCAGCTTCTCGACGCCTGGTACTTCCGCACACCGGGGAACCACGGATCGATCCCGTCATCAGTCGCTTTCGCCTCTCTCGAACGTCGAAACGACTGCATCCCTTGGGCTGCGGTGTCCGTCGACACAACCGTCACGGAGGCTCCGTGATGATCACCGCCGATCACGTCCAGGCACTCTACGAAGCCGGCGAGGGTGCGCAACTCTGGCGGCATCCCGATGGGTCGGTTCGCGTTCTGCATTCCGCGCCGCGTGAGGGAATCTATCTGATGCCATTCGACGAGGCCTGGTTCGCGCAGTGGTCCGGTGATTGGAATGCAGCCGCACACCAACTCAACTCGATCACAGAACAGGACTCGTGATGGCTGACTGGGCACCCGAGATCGCCAAGCGCGATTTCACCATTCGCGACGGATCGGACTACGACCTGTCCGGGACTTTCCGTGATCCGAAGACGAAGGAACCGTGGCCGCCGCCGGAAGGGTCGACCGCGTACTTCCGCGTCGGCCAGGAAGGCGACTTCCCCCACATCCCGGTGGTCCTCGACGGCGCCAACTTCTCCGGACACATCGAGAAGACCGACACCCCAGAGTGGCCAGCCCGGGCGACATTCCGGCTCTACGTCGTCCTGCCGAACACCGTGAACGGTTTCCCCCAGGTCGTCTCCGAAGGGGTGATCAAGCGTGCCGACGCCAAGTCCTCTTGATTGGGCCGACGGCCACGTCGTCATCGACGTCGAGGTTGGCAAGACCACCACCGTCGACGCGCCGATACCCGCCGGTGTCGAGGTGCTCGTGGTGCAGGGCAAGGACGGGACCGGAGTCAACCTGCAGGGCGCGGTCCTGACCTATGCGGACCTCCCCGACGACCTCGGTCCGCTCGACGCTGGCGCGTCCTACGTGGTGCAGGGCAACGGGAAGCTGTACGTGTGGTCCGGGACCGCGTGGCCGTCCGAAGCGAACGGCGCCGACTTCCGTGGCGAGCCCGGTCTACCCGGCCGCGGGATCACCGCCGGCGGAATCTCCGTGGTGGGCAACAAACTCCGGTTCACGATGTCGGACAGCACGATCGACGAGGCCACCGTCCCGGCGATCCAGCAGGCGATCGATTCCGCTGCCGCCGCGTCGGGGTCGGCGACGGCCGCGAACACGGCCAGGCTCGCCGCGGAGGCCGCCGCGGCGACCGCCGGGACCGCCGCATCGACGGCCACCACGGAACGGACAGCGGCGCAGACTGCCCGCACTGGAGCCGAGTCCGCACGCGACACGGCACTGTCAGCAGCCACCGCGGCCGACAACAGCGCCGATGCTGCCGCGACGTCGGAGACGAACGCGGAGACCGCCGAGACGAACGCAGCAGGATCCGCTCTGGCGGCTGCAGGGTCAGCGTCCACGGCGAACTCCCGCGCCACCGACGCCGACACCGCCCGCGCGGCGGCGGTGGCCGCACGGACCGGTGCCGAGTCGGCCCGCGACGCCGCCGCCGCGTCAGCGAGCACCGCCCAGACCGCGGCGTCGGACGCCGAGGACTCCGCCGCCGCAGCAGCAGCTTCCGCCGAGGAAGCCGCCGACGTCGTCGCGTCGGGCGTCCCGAACTCGACCACCACCACCAAGGGCGGGATCGTGCTCGCCGGTGACCTCGGCGGCACCTGGGACGAGCCCACAGTGCCCGCGCTCGCCATGAAGGCGGACCTCGACGAGAACGGCAAGCTCCTGTCGTCGCAGATCCCGGCGCAGGCGACGCATGAGTCGGTCGTCGTGACGAGCACCGCTGAACGTCTCGCGCTGACCACGGCGCAGGTGCAGCGCGGCGACACGGCGGTGCAGATCGGCAACCCCGGCCGCGGCACCTATTCGCTACAGGGCGACGACCCCGCCGATCCGGCGTCGTGGGTGCTACAGGTCGCGCCGACCGATGCTGTCTCGAGCGTCAACGGGTACAACGGCATCGTTGTGCTCGGCAAGGGCGACGTCGGACTCGGCAACGTCGACAACACGAGCGACCTCAACAAGCCGATCAGCACGCAGACGCAGACCGCGCTCGACGGCAAGGTCGACGAGGTCACCACAGCGAACGTCGCTTACGGCACCAAGACGGGCGGCGTGCAGGGCACGTGGCCGGTCACCTCGGCAGCGACCGCGACGACTCTCGCTCTGCGCGGCACGGGTGGCACCGTGGCCGTTGGCACGGGCACCGCCGCCAATCACGCGACGACCAAACAGCAGCTCGACGACGGGCTGTCAGGAAAGTCGGACACCGGGCACACCCACGACGCCGCTGCGATCGCGACGGGCACTCTCGACGCCGCCCGGCTCCCGGTGGGCACGGGCTCGACGCAGGTGGCTGCGGGCAACGACTCACGCATCGTCAACGCCGTCCCGAACACCCGCACAGTCACCGCGGGAACCGGCCTCTCCGGCGGCGGGACGCTGGACGTAAACCGCACCCTGTCGGTGCTGTACGGCAACACCGCCAACACCGCGGCGCAGGGCAACGACGCCCGCCTGTCCGACACCCGCACCCCGACCGACAACACCGTCTCGACCGCGAAAGTCCAGGACGGGGCGATCACGCTCGCGAAACTGGCGACCGCGGTATCGGTATCGATCCAGCAGATGATTGACGCCTCGGTGTTGGCCGCGCAACTCGTCACGATCAACGCCCAGACCGGGGCGTACACACTCGTCACGACCGATGCGAACAAGGCCGTCGAAGTCACCTCCGCGGCGGCGGTGAACGTCACCATCCCCACCAACGCGTCGGTCGGGTTCCCGATCGGCACCGTCATCGAGGTCGACCAGATGGGCGCCGGGAAGGTGACGATCGTCGGCGCGTCCGGTGTGACCGTGCAGTCCGCGGTCGCGACCCCGACGAGCCGCGCCCAGTACTCGGCGCTCGTCCTCCGCAAGCGCGCCGCCGACCTGTGGCTCGTCACCGGCGATCTGGCGTAGCCGATGGTTCTTCCGGCGCCGCGGTTCCGCACCACCCGCAAGTGGCAGGCGAACAACGTTCAGCCCGACAACTCGCTGGTCGTGGAAGGATCTTCGACGACCAACGTCAACCTCACCGTCGGGGCCGGCGCAGCGATCATCGTGTTCGTCGCTGGCAACCAGACCGCCGCAGCGCGTGTCGACGGCGTGCCGATGACCCTGATCGGCAAGACCAGCAACGCCGCCATGTACGGCATCACCGGGCTCGCCGCCGGCGCCCGGAACGTGCAGGTCGATCGGTCGGGTTCGAGCGCCCACATCGTGGCGGTGCTCTCGTACACCGGGGTCTCGACCATCACCGGCGGTGCGCTCGGTAGCGGGTCCGGAAACACCCCATCGGGCACACCGTCAGGCTCTGGGCACCTCGCGGTCGCCGGCTTCGACTTCGGAGTCTCCTCCGGCGACGTCGGGTCCGTCGTGTCGAACGGCAACCTGCGCCAGCTCTACCGGCGGACCGCGGCAAACGCTCTGGCCGTCGCCGACAAGGACTCCGCGCCGGTCACGATCACCAACCCCACCGGCGGCAGCTGGACGAGCATCGGGGTGTGGCTGAGCACCTGACGGCCCGGTCAGGGTTCCCAGTCGTCGCCGAGCACCGCGGACAGCCGGTCGGCGAGGTCGGGCGCCTCGGCCCGCCGGCCGTACAGCACCTCGTCGCACTCCACACCCAGCGCCTCCAGCTCGGGGTCCAGCGGCACCCACCCGCCATCCGTAGCGGCCTGACGGTTCGCCTGCTGCCGGCGCATCAGAGAGTGCACAGCCTCCGACGCGGCTCGCAGCACCTCACGATCGATCACCGGGCCCATTGTCCAGGGAACCGTCCGGACGCCGGATGCGTCCAAGGTGCATGTTCTTCGACGTCCTGGCGATCGTCATCTGCGCGAGCGCTGCCGCGTGGCTCGTGATCGCCCGACGCTGACCCGGGCCGCGGGCAGGGCTGACCGTCATCCGAGGGTTCCCGGTCTATTCTGGCAATAGCTGCTGGCCGAGGGCCGGGCGACGATCCACCACGTCGATCCCGGAGAGACCAGCCCTATGACGAAGATCATCACCCCCGACAAGGTTCGCGAAGTCGACGCGATGGCCCGGGCGCGCGACGGCCTGTACTACGGCTACGGCGAGGCGTTCACCCGGAACCCGAAGCAATCCACCGACTGCTCGGGACTCGTTCTGCAGACCGGTGCATGGTTCGCCGGACGCACCGACTGGGTCGGAAACCGCTACGGCTCAACCGAATCGTTCCGCCTCGACTACAAGATCGTCTACGACCTCTGGTTCAAGCGCATGCCGCGCGGCGGACTCTCTGCCCTGCCGTTCAAGCCGATCATGCTCGTCGGCCTCCAGCACGGCGGCGGCGGAATCTACAGCCACACCGCATGCACGCTGATGGGAATGGACCGCCCCGGCGGCGAGGTCAAACAGTCCGCCCGCGGCGTCGACTGGGAATCCCAGGGCAACGGCGTCTTCTACTACGAAGGCGCCCGCGCGTGGAACGACAGCCTGTTCCACGACTTCTGGTACCTCGACGCCAAGCTCGAGATCGCCCCACCGGTCAACGAAATCAACGCCGAGTACGACCGCGCGAAAGGCTGGATCGGCAAGCGCATCGACGTCAACGAGCAGCCGGCGCCTGACGGCGAGGGCAAGTTCATTCGCTGCGAGCGCGGACACATCTACTTCCACCCGAAGGTCAACACCGGCGCACCGGCCGGAATGCGCGCCATCGCGATCCCCGCCGACATCTTCGAAGTGTGGAAGGGCCAGGGCTTCGAGCGCGGCCCCCTCGGCTACCCCACGGTGCGCCACTACACCGACACCGGTGTCGGCACGATCCAGGCATTCCAAGGCGGCGCGATCTACCGCAAGTACGGCACTTCCGGCGGAGTCGTGGTCGGCGACATCGGCCGCCGCTACGCCGCACTCAAGGCCGAGAAGGGGCCATGGGGATACCCGCTCGGCAGCGAGAAGTTCCGCAACGGCGGCCAACGCGTCCAGACGTTCGAGCACTACGACGCCTACTGGCACCCCAGCAAGGTCATCGACTTCCTCCGTGATCCCGAAGCCCCCAACCAGTAACCACTCCCGAAGGAGAACGAACACCATGACTCTCGACCAGAGTTCACCGCGCACCAACCCCGCCGTCCTGTTCATCGAGGACCTCATCGAGCGGGCAGTGAAGACCTTCGCCCAGCTCCTCCTGCTCTTCCTCGTCGGCGGCGTCACCGTGATGACCGTGCCGTGGAGCACCGCCCTGCAGGCCGCCGCGATCGGCACCGCCGCAACCGTTCTGCTCGCCCTGCTCGACCGGTCGATCACGTCGACGAACCCGACCATCGAAGCGCTCATCCGCGCCGGCCGCACGTTCATCGCCGCGTTCGCCGGAGCGCTCCCGGTGGTGCAGGACGCCGCCAACGCGCCGACGTTCAGCAGCGTCCACTGGGGCGAGATCGTCGCCTACGCAGGAACCGCGGCCGTGCTGTCGCTGCTGACGTCGTTCGCGTCGCTGCCCGTCGGACCCGCGAAGGGCTCGCCGACCCTCGTCCGTGCCGCGTAGAGCCGATGCCAACGTGGTTGACGCCGAGCGCGATCGACAATGTCAGCGTCGTCGGTCTCTTCGGGATCGTCGTTGTGCTCTTCATGTGGGCGCTGCTGACAGGGCGACTCGTGCTCGGCGTCACCCACAAGGAGACACGCGAGCGCCTGGAGAAGGCCGACGCCCGCGCGGTGGACGACGCCAAGGCGATCGCCACGCTGACCACCGCGCTCACTGAGAAGAACGCGAGCGACCAGGCCAACGCGCACTTCATGCAAGCCGTGCGCGACGTCATCCAAGGAGAGCTCGGGGCCGCTCGCCGTGATGGAGGGGCCACATGATCCGTTGGCCATGGTCGCGGCGCGAGGACCGCGAAGCCGCGCGCAGAACGACGCGGCAGTACGAAATCGAAGCAGAGAAGTCCGCGAAGCGTCGCGAAGACGCCGAACGGCTGGCGGTCGAATCGAGAGCCAGCACCGACGCACTGCGTGAACAGATGCGATTGAACGGGTGGACAGAGATGTTCGCCGCGTCGTGGGGTGGCCGCGGCGCCGCGCAGGAAGGTCGAGGGTGAGCGAACCACGACGGCTGGTACTCAAGGGTGCCGCCTACATTCTGATTCTGTCGGGGGTAGCCACCACGGTCGTGTGGCTGCTGAACGTCTTCTTTCCCGATGTGCCGGACGAACTCTGGGGCGACGCCTGCCTGATGGCGATCGCGATCATGATGTCGCTGTTCGGCCTGACGTACGGGTTCCGGTCCCCGTGGTGGACGAACGACGTCGGCCGCATCTTCCTATGGAAATCGACGATCGTATCGGCGCTGTTCCTGCAGGTGGCACTGTCGTCGTTCACCGACTCGGCGTACCCGGGCCGCGATTACGTGCGCCCAGTGCTGTACACGCTCGGCTTCATCTCCTACATCGCGATGGAAGTGTCGCTCGTGCGCCGCCAGCAGGCCGACCGAGCCCGAGCAGATGAGGCGGCCCGCCGTGCCGAGAGTTGAGCGCCTGGTCACGGTCTGCGGGATCGGCGAGGTTCCCGGCCAAGACCTCCTCGGCCAATTGCGGCGTGCGCTACCAGAGTTCGAGCACGTCCTGGTGCAGTGGTCGGCGAGCTACGGCTTCGTCAATCCGCGGCGTGATCCGTTCGGCCCGGCGTTCACCAGGTCGATGGCCGACGGCATCGCGAGGACCCGGGCCGCGCTCGACGGCGGCCTGGCGATCGCCGCAGGGTTCTCCGGCGGGGCCGGCGTCCTCGGCCACGTCGCCCAGGCAGGGCACCCGAACCTCGTTGCCGCAGGCCTCGTCTCGGATCCGTTCCACCCGGACGGCGGGATCGCCGGCCACCGCCCGATCCCGACCAACGTGCCGGTGCGGTGGGAGACGAACCCCCGGGACGTGATCTGCGCGTGCCCCGACGACTCGCCGCTCGTCGAGTTCGCGAAGGTGTCGGCGGCGTTCTCGCTGGGCGACCCAGCAGGGTGGGGTATCGACATCCTGACCAAGCTGCGGGCCGGTCGCCTGCATGGCGCGTTCCGGTCGTGGAATGTGTTCGCCGAGCTCGCACGCTACAACCGGGCGATCACGGGCGCGGCAGGCTATCTGGGTGTCGACCCAGCGACGCTGCGCCGGGTGCCGTCGGAGCACACGGTCTACAACTGGAAGCGCCCGTACCGCGGCCGCACGTACCTCGAGGAACTCGCGGTGTGGCTTCGGGCGCAGGCTGAGCGGGAAGCCGCACGCTGACCTCCGAAACGTGGGTTACAGTTGGAACTGTTACACCACGACGGAGAGACGAGTAGATGAGCCTGCGTGCATACGGCTGGACGAACGACGGCAAGATCGTCGAGTCCGAGGCCGACGAGATCCGTTCCTGGGCCCGACACGTCATCGACGGCGGCGCGATCCGGCCCCTCGTCGCCGAGTTGAACGAGCGTGGCGTCGCGACGGTCACCGGGAAGTCCTGGGCCGCACCCACCATCACCCGCGCGCTCACTGCGCCCCGCATGGTCGGCCTCCGGGAACGCGACGGGGAACTCGAGGACGCACCCATCGAACCGATCCTCGACCGGGACACCTGGGACGAAGTCGTCGCGATCCTCACCGACCCGGCGCGGAAGAAGTTCGCCAGCCGGAAGAACCCGCCCACCCTGCTGGCAGGCATCCTCCGGTGTGGGAGGTGCGGCCGCAACCTCCACGCCACCGGGCCCTCGTACGCCTGCTCCGCCCGCTACGGCGGCTGCGGCGAGATCTCGACATCCCAGCGCCTCGCCGACACCGAGGTAACCGAACGCGTCCTCATCCGCATCACCGGCGACGAATGGCTCACCGCCCTGTCCGACGCCCGCCGAGAGTCCGCTGAGACCTTCGAGACCGCCATCGCCGAAGCCGAGAACCGGATGGTCCACCTCGCCGAGGTGTTCGGCGAGGGTGGCAATCAGCAGGCGTTCGACGCCGGAGTCGCGAAGGCCCGCGAGGTCGCGGAGGAAGCACGCGGACGGATCGCGCTACTCGACGCGACGGCCGCGCTCCCAGACACGGTCACCGACGCCGAGGTCGTCGAGTGGTGGGCCGACGCACCGATCGACACGCGACGTCAGGTCATCCGCGTGGTGGTCGATCACATCGACGTGCGCGCGAAAGCCGACGCCGAACCTAAGGCCGGAGTCGGTGACCGCATGCACTTCCACTGGGCCTAGGGGCAGTAGTTCGTGGTCTTCGTCGACACGCCCTGCTCCTTGAGCGCACTTGCGATCGCGGGGTAGTCGGAGTGGTAGTCGGCGAACACGTAGGACGTCCCGTCCGTCAGGACCTGGAAACCGGGATCGATGTAGCCCTCGCTGCAGGCGCGTGCCCTGAGAGTTGCTGACTCTGACCAGTCCGACGAGAGCGAAAACGACACGCCGTTCAGCGTGCAGTCCTGCTCGCCGGCGCGACTCCCAGCGTTGCAGGTCGCGCCGGCAGTAGTGAGCGCGTCCTCCATCGACAGATCGGCTTCCGCGGTGGAGGTTCCAGCCGTCGTCGAGGTCTCGGCCGTCGTCGAGATGGTGGCGGTCGTGGTCGCTGTGGTCGTCGACGTGGACGTCGGCGAGTCAGCCCCGTTCGGCGTCTCGGTACCGGAGCAACCGACGAGCGCGAGCGTCAGCGACGAGAGAACAGCAGCGGGCCACAGGAATCCACGAGTCAACTTCATGCCCGCGAATGTAGCCCACGCGATCAGCAACCACGGGCGGATCGGACGCTAGGCGGCGGAGTTCATCGCTGCCCGCACCTCGTCTTCGTCCACCGCCGTGTACCGCTGGGTCGTGGCGAGCGACGCGTGCCCGAGGAGCACCTGGACCGCCCGGAGGTTCCGAGACCCGCGGTAGGCGCGAGTAGCGAACCGGTGCCGCAATGTGTGCATCGTCCAGCCGCCCGGCAGCGCCTCCGCGCACAGCGTGCCGACCCACCGCGGCGACAGGTGGCCGCCGTCGTTGCCCGGGAATAGGTAGCCGGTCCGCGGCGCGCCGGGGGTATGGCCCGCGGCGCCATCCTCGATCCGGAGCGCGAGTTCGTCGCTGATCGGAATGACTCGGATCTTCCCGCCCTTGCCGTGGACGCGGAGCATCGCACCACCGACGCCGTCCTCGACGTCGGTGGTCGACACGACGGCGACCTCGGCGCGTCGGAGTCCGAGTTCGCAGGACAGCCTCAGCATGAGCTGGATGCGCTTCTCGGGAGTCTTGAGGGCGACGTTCACGACTCGGTCCGGCGCGGGCCGGGGCGCCGGCACCGACGACTTCACGATGGGGAGGTGCTGGGCGGGGTTCTCGGGGATGTGGCCGCAGCTGTGTGCCCAGGCGAAGAACGAGACCGCCGCGTTCCGATGTCCGCGTCTGGTCTCGAGCGCCCACGTCTGGGCGGCGTGGTAGTCGGTGATCGCGTCGCGGGTGACCTCGGAGGGTTCTCCTTCGAGCGCGCGGGCCATGCGTTCGATCTGCTGGCGGCGCGTGTTGATGGTCGTGTTCGGTTGGCCGGCGGCGCGCAGGTGCCGGAGGAATCCGGCGATGAGCGGCTGCCAAGAGGCGGGAACGAACTTAGCCTTACCCGTGTTACGCAAGTTAGTCATGTGAACTATGTTGTTCACCACGTTGTTACCTGACGGGCGGGTTTTGTCCGTTTCGTAACCGGATCTCATGCGGCGGCAGGTTCCGCAACCGCGGGTTTGGAGTCCGGCCGTTCGGTACGCCCGGGAAGTGGGATGACCTGCGAGGACGTCCGGGTCGCGGCCACCGAGGCAACCTCTCGAACAGAAGGTTTGGGGTTCGAATCCCTACGGGCGCACCCATCATCGCCCTCCGGCCCTGGCTGGGGGGCGATGCCTGTTTCCAGCCACTTCACGTCGAAGCCGGTTGCCAGTGCCCATGCGTTGAGCACGACCTTGCGGGGAGCGTTCTTCCCCTTCTCTGCCGCCGACACGGTATTCCGTGAGACGCCCATGCGCTCGGCGAGCGACTGTTGCTCCAGTCCCGCTTCCTCCCGTGCGATCCGCAGCCGGTGTCGCAACGAAATTTCAGGGACCCGTCCTGATTCGTATGCAGTGGTCATGAGCCAAATAGTATGCGTGACCGCGCAAACTTGCAATACACCCGTTTGACCGGGTGATTGCGCGTGGTCGCGCAAGCGCCTAGATTCGTGCGTATGCACGATCACGCTACGAAAACCCTATCGGCGTCAGCCGCCTCCACCGAGTCCGGGATCCCGAAACGAACGATCCTCTACGCCATCCAGACGCGCAAGCTCCGCGCGGAGAAGTTGCCGGGCGCCGGGTACGTCATCCGACGCCGGGACTTCGAACGGTGGCGTGAGAGCCGTGAGCAGGTGGCGTCGTGAGTACTGAGGCAACGGCGCTCCTCGAGCGCGTGCGCGCCCGCCGTGTAGCGGAACCTGACCTCGTCCCGTCCGGGCCGCTTCGTCCTGAACAGGCCACCCGGATCGCGGCCCTGATGTGGCCCACCGCCGCTGGGGACAAGGAAGCCGGACGGTGATCGCGGGGGTCACCACAACCCCGTGTATGCGAGCCGTCCGGCCTCTAGTCACGTCGGAGAGAACCAAAGTGACGCACTCACGATACCGCAGCCCGGCTGCGATGCGCGGCGCCGTGAACACGGCCACGCCCACCCCACACCCTTCTGTGCTCCGAGGAGCCATCGAATGCCCCGATCTCGGATGTTCCTCGACGACTACCAGCGATCCCAGCTGCGCGCCGAGGAACAGGAGGCGTACGACGCCTGGATCGACGACGTCGCCGAGCGACGCGCCGACGACTTCGTGCCGGTCGACAACTTCGACCCCACCCCATCCATCCACTGGTGAACGAAAGGGGAGTCCTGTGAACGGACCCCAGCACTACGGAGAGGCAGAGCGGCTGCTGACTCTTGCGGACCAAGCTGCGTCGGCAAACTGGCCAGAGCGGACGGGCGAGAGAAAGTCCGACGTCCTAGCCGCCGCCCAGGTGCATGCCACGCTCGCACTCGCCGCAGCGACGGTGCTGTCCGGCGTCATCCGAAACACCGTGGCGGCGTCTCATCCGGTCAACGACCTCGCCCACGACGACGAGACCGTCGACGCGGTCAACGCCTGGCACGAGGCGGCGGCACGGTGACCGACGACCACGACCTCACCCGCGAAGACATCGACGACCACCTCGACTGGCGCGGCGACAGAAACCAGGGAGCAGATTATGACTGACCTACAGGTGCCCGCCGCCGACGGTCTGTACGCCGACGTCACCGAGGCCGCCTACCACGGCGACCCCGGATCGCTGTCGTCGTCGCAGGCGCGAACCATCCTCAAGCCCGGCGGCCCGGCGCTGCTGAAGTACGCACCCCGCAAGGAGAAGAAGGAGTGGGACTACGGCCACGTCGCCCACGAACTCATCCTCGGCAAGGGCCAGGGAATCGAGGTCGTCGACGCGCCGGACTGGCGCACCAAGGCGGCGAAGGAGAAGCGAGACCAGGCGTACGCCGATGGCAAGGTCCCGATCCTGCAGAAGGACTACCACCGGGCCGAGGGGCTGCGTGACGCCGTCCTGGCGCACCCTCTCGCCGCGATCCTCTTCGAGTCCGGGGAGCCCGAGCAGTCGCTCTACGCGCACGACCCCGAGACCGGCGTACGGCTGCGGTGCCGCCCCGACTGGCACACCCGCCGGACTACGTTCGTCGACCTCAAGACCACCAACGACGCCGCCCGGTTCGAGAAGTCGATCGCCGAGTACGGCTACCACCAGCAGGAGGCGTTCTACCGCGACGTCGCCGAGCTTCTCGGAATCCGCATCGACTCGTTCTTCTTCGTCGCTGTCGAGAAAGAGCCGCCGTACCTGACGGCAGTCGTCGAACTCACCGCCGCCGACGTCGACCTCGGGCGCCGACTCAACCGCGCCGCGATCGACCTCTACGCCCACTGCCACCAAACCGACACCTGGCCCGGGCTCCCCGATGAGGTCGGAACCATCTCCCTACCGCCCTGGGCGTACACCGACGCCGAGAAGGCAATTGACCGAGCCCGCAACATGATTGGAGTCCCAGCATGACCAGCAACGAACTCGCCCACCAGACCACCGCCCGACCCGCCGCGATCGATCCGAGCGACCGCGCCCTGGAACGAATCATGGCGCAGTCCAAGGCGATGCAGGCCGCACACCAGCTCGGCTCGGCGCTCGCCGCCACGTCGATGGTGCCGCAGGCATACCAGGGCAAGGCCGACGACGCGACCGCAGCAATCCTGTACGGCGCCGAGCTCGGACTGTCCGCCATCCAGTCCCTGCAGAACATATTTATCGTCCGTGGCAAGCCAGCCGTCTACTCGAGGACGATGGTCGCTCAGGTCATTGCCGCCGGCCACTTCGTCTACGAGATCGAAGCGACCCCCGAATCGGTGACCTGGAAGGGACGGCGCGGTGACACCGGCGTCGAGTTCACCTCCACCTGGACCATCGAGCGCGCCCGCAAGGCCGGGTTTACCTCGAACAAGATCTACGAGTCCATGCCCATCGAAATGCTCCGCGCGAAGGCGCAGGCCGAGGTGTGCCGCACGATGGCTCCGGACGTCCTCCTCGGCATCGCGCACAGCCGTGAAGAACTCGAGCTGGAGCAGCCTCGCTACGTCCGCAACGAGGCACAGGCATCGACCGGCGCAGCCGGGCTCCGCGAGCGGCTGGCCGCGCCGGTGTCGAAGCCCGCCGAGGACATCGCCCCAGCCGACCCTCCCGTCTCCGACGAGCCGCCGACCGCCGAACCCCCGGCCGAGGAGAAGAAGGCCGCCCAGAAGCTCATCACCGCAGCCCAGTTGAAGCGACTCCACGCGATGCTCGGCGAGGCCGGGCTCGGCAACGACCGCGCGGGAGCGCTGGCCTACATGAGCGACGTCGTGCAGCGCGAGCTGACCACGTCCAAGGACCTCACCAGCGAGGAGGTGCAGAAGGTCTTCGAGTCCCTCGAAAACGGCGGCCGGACAACAGATCAGTAACCCACGCACCACCCACCCACACGCTACGAAGGAGCACCACACCCCATGTCGAAGGTCACCAACATGAACGGCGACGGCGGATCACCCTCCGGTATGTTCTTCCACCGCTTCTCCGGAGGCGGACCCGACCAGTTCGAGTTCCCCGGCAACGACCCCCGCGCCTACCTCGGCGACACGTTCTCGATGACCGTGCGCGCCGAACTGGTCAAGGTCATCACCGACGAGATCGCCGACGGGCAACGCCAGATCCTCGCGTTCCGCGTCGTCGACTCCGCCCCGGTGAAACTCGTCGCCCGAGCAGACGGTCACGACCCCGCGCAGACGAGCATCGACGACATCGACGATGCGCCGCCGCCGGACGACAACCTCGACTCCGACATCACCGAGCCGGCCGAGAAGCCCGACGACAACCCCGCCGAGATCTTCTCCGACAAGAAGCCCTGATGGGCGGCCGCCGCCACCAGTGGGCGGCGGTCCGCGACGCCGAGGAGCTGGCCCACACAGCGCGCACCTTCCACGCCCGCTGGGACCAGCTCCTCGCCGCCGGATACACCGACCACCAGATCCGAAACATGACCCTCCCGAAGGACTACCCGCCCGTGAAGGCCGCCGACATCCCCTACCCGCGCAACCCGCACCAGGCCCAGGGCCAAGCACTGCGCGACGTCGACACCATCGTCTGCGACGTACGCGACCTCGACCCAGCCGACGTGTGGCGCGAAATCTCCCGCTGGACCCCCACCCGACTCGCGACCGCGTTCATCGCCGCGTGCGCCGCCCTCGACCGCGACGTCTCCCTCGAGGACGCACTCGACTGGGTCCGCGACCTCGACCCCACGGTCGCCACACCTATCACCACACGGAGAGAAGCATGACCCTGACCTTGACGGCCGACGAGGTCGACCTACTCCGCGACGCCCACCGCATCATCGCCCCGATCGTCGCAACGTCCAGCATGACCGACCATGTGCGCTCCACCATGTGCGGCGGCGGCAACGGCCGATTCTGCTACGAGGTGCGCGGCAACAAGCTGACCGGCTGGTGGCCCAGCCAGTGGAAGCCCGAACGCGAAGCGTCAATCACCCTCACCCGCGTTCAGAAGTGGGCCGACAGCCTTCCCGACGACCTCCGAGCCCGTGCCTTGACCGCGTGGCGGGTGCACCCAGTCAACACCCGCGACATCCCCGCTCTGTATCGCATCGCCCTCGAAGCCATTGACCTCCAAGGGCGCCGAGAGCCGGACCCCGGCCAGCAACTCGACCTGTTTCAGGCAATGTCATGACGCCCTACTACGCCGACGACTCGGCGACGCTCTATCTGGGCGACGCTCTGAAAATTGGCCGGCAGCTCGAATCCGGATCGGTCGATTGCATCGTGACGAGCCCGCCCTACTTCGGCCTGCGCGACTACGGCCATTCCGGCCAGTACGGGCTCGAGGCCTCGCCCACTGAGTACGCCGAAACCTTGTGCGCGCTGTTCGCCGAACTACGCCGCGTCCTCGCTGACGACGGAACGCTCTGGCTGAACCTCGGCGACAGCTACGCCTCCGACCCCGGCAATGGCCGCGGCAGCGGATCCACCCTGCTTGGACGGAAACACGACCATGCGGGCGCCGCGGCGCCAACGAGCAACCGCCGAAAGCCGGGCGTCGCACTGCCGCGGAAGAACCTCCTCGGCATCCCCTGGCGCGTCGCGTTCGCGCTGCAGGACGACGGCTGGATCCTGCGAAACGAAGTGATCTGGGCGAAGCCGAACGGCATGCCGGAGAGCACCACCGACCGACTGTCCAAGCGGCACGAGCACGTGTTCATGTTCGCGAAGTCGGCGCGCTATTGGTTCGACCTCGACGCCGTCCGTGAGCAGTACGACGGTGACCGCGATCTCTCGCGCCGCGTCCGGTCCGGGAGCGTGAACAAGGAGAACTCAGTCGCGGTTCCGTGGAACAGTGACCGCGGACGCAACCCTGGCGACGTCTGGACTATCCCCACCCAGCCGTTCCCCGGTGCGCACTTCGCTGTCATGCCGACGGTCCTGGCTGAACGTTGCATCCGAGCCGGGTGTAAGCCCCATGGAGTGGTCCTCGACCCGTTCAGCGGTTCCGGCACGACCGGGCTCGCCGCAGCCCGACACGGCCGTCGGTACGTCGGCATCGACCTGAAGCGGGAGTACCTCGACCTGTCGATCCGTACCCGGCTCGCCCAGCCGTCGCTCGACTTCGCGGGGGACGGGTCGTGACCGCGATCGAGAAGTGGCCGAAGGGCCTCACCGGCCGGCCGCCACGCTTCGACCCCAACGCCATCACCGACCCCCTCATCCGCGAGGAATGGCGCCACCTCGCCGACTACGGCTGGGACGACCACCGCATCGCCCGCCGCCTCGGACTCGCCACCACCACCCTCACGAAGATGGCCGAACGCCACCGACAGCGGTCTACCGTCGACAGCGACACCAGGACGCAGATAACCGCAACCACACAGGAGAGCCCCCAGTGACCGCAGGACGCCAGTACGCGAAGGTGTGGTTCCGCCTCATGCGTGACCGCGACTTCACCACCATGCCCCAGTTCGACAAGATGCTGTACCTCGCGATCCTCGCCAGCGACAGCCTCAACGCCGCAGGCGTCACACCGCTCTACTACCGTCGCTGGGCCCTCGCATGCGCCGACGACGGAACCATCCCCACAGACCGCGACGTGAAGGCCGGACTCACCCGCCTCGAGCGCAAGGCCTACGTCTACACCGACGAATACACCGGCGAGCTCCTCGTCCGAACTTTCATCCGCGGCGACCAGGTCGACAAGCAGCCCAACGTCCTCAAGAGCGCCCTCCGCGCCATCACCGCCATCCAGTCCGACAAGCTCTCCGCCGTCCTCCTCGGCGAGTTCGACCGCGGTATCACCATCCCCCAGATCAAGGCCAAGACCGCCGAAGCGACCCGCCGCATGCAGGACCAGATGGACGCGATGGCCACCGAGGCGATGGACCACCTGAAGGCCACTTCGGAAGGGATCACGGAACCCTACCCGCAACCCTTCCCCGAAGAGTTCCCGGAAGGCTTGCCGGAACCCTTCGCGAAAGCCTTCCGGGAACCCTTCCCGCAACCCTTGCCGGAAGGGTTAACCCACGAAATCGATCAAACCCGCAGGTCAAACCCACAAAATGGGCCGAAAGTGGCCGAAGGGTTCCCGGAAGGGTTAGCCGAAGGGTTCCCGGAAGGGATGCCGAAACCCCCGGTTGAGGTTGTGGTTGGGGTTGAGGTTGATAACTCACCTACCGAGGTGGTTACGGGGGGTAACACGCACGAGCGCGAAGCGACACCACCCGAACCCACCCAGCCCAGCAACGAACCCCCCACACCCCAACCCGAACGACGCCAACGCCCACCCCGGTCACTGCCCGCCGGACCCGACGGCGAACCACCCCAACGCTGCCCCCGGCACCTCGGCATCCCCGACGGCGAGGTCCCCGACTGCGGACCCTGCGCCGAACTCCGCAAGGCACACGACCGCTGGACCGCCCGCCGCACCCACGCCCGAGCCGAAGCCACCGCCAGCGCCAACCGCACCCGCGCCGACCTCACCCGCGCCGAAATCGACGCCTGCGACCTGTGCGACGACCGCGGCTACGAGATCACCCACGGCGACGGCCCCAGCGGCGTCTGCCGCCACAACCCCAACCAGGCCGCCGTCAACGCCCGAGGCCGCGAACGCCTCGACGCCGTCCGAGCCCAGATGGCCGCAGCAAAAGCCGCCAAGGCCACACCCGAACCCGAAGACCCCGACCAGGACCCCGAACCATGACCGGCCTCACCGACGACCAACGCGCCCGAGCCCGCAACCGCCGAGCCGCCATCGCAGCCTGCGGACGCTGCGACCCCAACGGCTGGATCGTCATCGCCAACAAAGCCCACCGCTGCAACCACCAAGACGCACTCGACCTCGACCAGGGAACAGCTCAACCACAACCCACGGAACCAAACAAAAACGCGCCCTCCGACCCGCCAGCAGCCCCACACAGCCAATAACCCCCGCCCCGCGACCATCCGGACACCCCCAACCCCACACAGACGCTCTCAGCCCCCAAAACACACCACACCCGGAGAGAAACCCATGACCACCGTCATCGGCCTAGACCTGTCACTCACCAGCACAGGCCACGCCACCCTCACCTACGACCCCACCAACGGCGACCACACCGTCCAGCTGCAAACCATCACCAGCAGCCCCACCGGCAAAACCCTCGCCGACCGCGAAACCCGCCTCACCCGCCTCCGCCAGACCATCGTCGGAGCATGCCGCGGCGCCGACCTCGTCTGCGTCGAAGGCCCGTCGTTCGGGTCCAACAACTCCGGCACCTGGGACCGCGGCGGCCTGTGGTGGCTCGTCGTCACCGGCCTCGCCCGCCTCGACGTCCCGTTCGTCGAGGTGCCGCCGGCCACTGTGAAGAAGTTCGCGTGCGACAAGGGCAACGGTGGGAAAGCCGACGTGGCCGCCGGGATCACCCGCCTGTGGCCGAACGAGTACCCGCACGGCGACGACCAGATGGACGCGCTCACCCTGGCGTCGATCGCGCTCGTGCTGTCGGTGCCGCGGGTTACGGCCGACACGATCGGGATGCCGTTTCGTGTGCTGGAACGCCACCGTCAGGCGATCGCCAAGGTACTGTTACCGGAGTCACCACGTAGGACACAGTTGGAGAGAAACCTGTGAATATGATTCCGCCGATTCTCGATCGGTCCATCCTCGACACCACCGCCGAGTACCCCGTGGTCTTCTCCGCGGTGTTCCAAGACTTCGGTTCCGGTGCGCCTGAGTTGCGTGTCGCCCGTGTCGATCTCGAAGACCCCGAGCAGGGTGAGGGCGGGGCGCCGGTCGCGCGGCCGTCCCGTATCGGGTGCACGACGTTCACGCTCACCCGTGCCGCGGACGACCCGGAGCAGCTGACGGTCACGGCGCATGCCGGCCGCGGTCTGGGGTTCTCCATCCTGGGGCTCGCCCACACCAAGACGATCCCGTCGTGGCCGATCACGTTGGGCGAGATCCCGCCTGACGCTGGGGGTGGGGTGTGGGCGATGATCGCCTGCCCCCGCGACGTCACCCTCGCGTTCATCGACGGCCCGGGCGGCGTTCAGTGACCGCGCCGGGTGTGGTGTCCGCGCTCATCGGCACCGCCGCGGAGAACAAGATCCGGGACCTCGAGCTGCGCCTCAACGCCGTCCGGCAGCAGCGCGACGAAGCCACGCAACAACTCCTCGACGAACGCGCCACCGTCGCCGTCCTCCGCCGAAAGCTCGACCAGCGCGCCGAGGGGATCGGCTACTGCGACAGCACGTTCACCGCCCCCGACGGCTCGGTGTTCGCGTGCGCCCTGGACGCCGGCCACCGAGCGAACCTGCACCGCGACGCGTCCCTCCGCTACGCCTGGGACGACAACGCCAAGGCCCCGGGAAGCCAAGACCCAACGTGGACGTGCGGCAAATGTGAGCGCGCCGAGCGGCTGGGCGAGGACGACGGGCAGATCCCGGAACACCACCGCACGTGCCCGAAGCGCGGTCCTCGGTCACTGTCCGCCATCCTCTCGGGCACGCCGTGACTCGCGGCATGTTCACCCTCACCGACCTCGACGGCGTCCTCGAACCAGAAGACCTCGGCACCCTCCACCAAGCCCTCTGCCGCGCAGCCGAACCCCTCTGGACCGACCGCCCCTGGCTGATCGTCGACCCCGCCGGCCGACCCGCAGCCAGCCCCACACGAAAGACACCAGCATGAACGCACCCATCCGCGACTTCCTCGACGTCGCCCGCCAGCAGATCAACGAGCAGCAACCCGACATGAACCTCGCCCGCCCGGGCGTCGCCGTAGTCCTGTTCCCGCACAACACCACCTGCGACTGCGGCGGCGACGCCCTCGCTGTCGAAGTGGCTGTCGCCGCCCACCCCGAAGCATTCGACGACATGGCCGTCGTAGTCGACGCGCTCCGAAAGCTCGCGAACCACCTCCAGCAGCAGATCGGCGAAGCGAACTACCAGATGGCCGAGATCCGAAGGGAGCAGCAACGATGACGATCCAGTGGCGCAGCCCCGACGAGCTACGTGAGACTGCCGCGACCCTCCGCGCCGACGGATTCTCCCAGCGCGCAGCCGAGTACGAACACGCTGCGAAGGAGATGGAAGCCCGCGCCCCGTTCCTCCGCGCTCTGCTGTTCGCTGCCTGGAGCAAGGCGCCATGGGGCGGGCAGGCTCCCGGTTCGCCCGAAGCCATCGCCGACGGTCACGTGTACAAGCGAGGCTCGGAACTCGCGCGATTCCTGATCGCGGCGGGATGGTCACCCCCGCGGGCCCTGGCGAACCCTGCGACCCCCAAGGACGCCCGAGATGCCTGACCCACAACCCGAACTCGCCGACGAGGTCGACGCCATCATCGAGACCGGGAAGCGTGACCCCGAGGACGCCCACGGCCGCGAAGACTCCCTCCTGCGCCGCATGGTCCGCGCGTACGCGCCCGCCTGGGTGAACGCCGAACTGGACCGCCTCGCGGCCGCCGACTTCGATCGGTGGTGCGCATGACCGGCCTGATGCACTTCGCGCCGCGACTTGTCCGGTTCGACCGCGACCGCCGCTACACCCAACCCGGGCCCGGCACGTTCGAGAAGCCGAAGGGATTCTGGGTGTCCGTCACCGGCCCCGACGACTGGCCCGAGTACTGCCTGCCCGAGTTCAACGGCATGCGTCCCGAAGCGCGACTCCGCCACGCGCACAACGTCACCCTCGCCCCGGGCGCCAACGTTCTCCGCCTCGACGACGTCGCCGACATGCTCGAGTTCCACCGCACCTACGCGGGACCGTCGGACTTCGACCTTCGCTACCACCCCAACGAGCGCGACCAGTGGGGCATCGACTGGCGGGTGGTCGCCGCCGAGTACGCCGGCATCGTCATCGCCCCGTACCAGTGGTCGATGCGGCTCAGCGCGTCCTGGTACTACACCTGGGACTGCGCCTCAGGCTGCGTGTGGGACCTCGACGCGATCGCCGCCGTCGAACCCTGCTGGCTCCCAGCCCTACCCGCGGGGGTGCCCGCATGAGGAACACTCCCAACCCCTGCCCGTTCTGCGCGAAGATCGAAGACGGCACAGCCGAATACGTGCCCGTCTACAACGCGGCGCACTTCGTGCCGCTCAACCCCGCCACCGAGGGACACCGCCTCTTCGTACCCGACTGGCACGCACGACACCCCAACGCGACAGCCACGAGCGAGGCGATGGGCGCGGCCGTCCGGTGGGCGGCCAGCAACCTGCCGGACGACGCCGAGTACAACCTGATCACCTCGAACGGCGCATCGGCGACACAGACCGTCGAGCACCTGCACGTGCACCTCGTGCCCCGCCGCCCCGGCGACGGACTCCTCCTGCCGTGGGGAGGCCCCCGATGATCAACCCGCTCTGGTCCATCGCGCTCACCGTCCTCGGCGCATTCGGCCTGTTCCTCGTGTTCCGGTTCCCGAACCACTGGATCGGCCCCACCTGGTCGATCGTGCTGCAGGTCGTGTGGTTCACCTACGGCGCCGCGACCGGGCAGTGGGGGTTCATTGCGTCCGCGTTCATGTACGCGGGGGCGAACGCCTACGGGCTGCACGCGCGACGCAAAGCGCGACGGGCGCAGGAGGTCCCGCGATGAGCGACCCGCGACCGATGAAAGTGCCGCTCGCCTGGACGCAGACGAAGACGTACGTCCGGAAGGTCGACGGCCGCTGGTGGGTGGCCTACGCCCCCTTCGTCGACACCACCTACGCCATGGGCCAGGTCGCTGGGATCGTCGACCAGCGCTGGTGGGTCTGGTGGAGGTTTGACCACCACGCCGACGCCCTCGAGTTCGCAGTCGGTCTCCAGAGGAGCGCACCGTGAGCCGGGTTCGGCCCGGCGCGTGCGGTGACCCCGGCCCGTACGCGACGCACTGCACCCTCGACCCCGGCCACCAATGGAGCTGCTACGACGGCAGCGAGGACGTCTCCTTCAACCACCGCCACGACTTCCGTCACGACTGCGACGACCCCGAATGCGACCGCCAACACTTCACCAACGAGGGCGACTGATGGTCCCCACGCAGGTGCCCGTCCTGCCCCGCCCGCACGACTGGCCCCACACCCGAGGCGCCCCCTGGCTCCGCGTCCGCCACGACGGCCTCATCGAACTGTGCGACGTCACACCAGAGTTCGCCATCTCAGCCGAGGTGATCGGCGAGCTGCAGCAGACCGGCAACCTGACCATCTCCGACGACCACCTCACCTACCGCTTCCACATGGCCAACGGCGAATGGACCTATCGCGTCGTCGGGATCGTCGCCGGCACCAGCCACCTCGTCCTACGCATGCCCGACTAACCCAACCCCGAACGGAGACACCATGGACCGCCCCAAGCCCCGCACCACCCGCACCACCACCCTGAGAAGCCTCGACTCGCTCACCCTCGGCGACCTCCGCGGCTTCCTCTCCACCTGCGTCGACGAGGGCTGGTCCGACGACGCCCAGGTCGGCATCTCGAGCACGGTGGGGGACCGGCCCGGGGAACGCACCACCTACCAGCTCAGCGTCACGGAGACACGATGACCCACCCCACCCCCCGTAACCACGCGGAGAAGCCGTCGACACCACCCACCGGGCCGTCAGGTGTCTCACACCAGCCAGCCGACAGCTCGCCGCCCACCCCGATCAACCTCACCGAAGAGGTCGCCCGCATGACGGCGATCGTCGAGCAGAACCTGCGCGTCCTGCTCGACACGTTCGGCATCACGTACACCGAATCGCCGCCCGCACCGGCCCCGGCACCGCACCACCTCGACGCGATGCGTGAGGCATGGGGAGAGGGCTACTACGACGGGAGGATGGATGGCCGTAACGACGACCGGCACATCGACGGCTACGACGACAGCGTCACGACCGTCAACCCGTACGGCAAGCTGCTCGACGACCGCCGCGAGTTCGTGCGCAAGCAGGTGAACAACGGCTACGGCGCGCAGCTCGACGAGAACGACGACGACGTGCTCGGCGACGACAACGCCGAATGGTTCGACGCGCTGCTCGACGCGCACGACGAATGGCTCGCGTTGCAACGCAACCCGGGTGGTCGTGAGTACGGCGTCGACAACGTGCGCGCCGAGCAAGCCGAGACCCGCGTCGCCGAACTCGACAGCGCGCTACGCAGCGTCCTCGACGCGGTCAACAACCTCGACACCGGATACAACGCGGTGAAGATCAACGGGGTGCGGATCGCGCTCGCCCGGGCCGGATATGGCACGCATCCCGACACAGGGGAGAAGCGGTGACCCGCCGGGCCCGCGGCCGCCACACCTTCCGGCACCTCGGCGCCGCAGCGCTCCCCGCCCCAGACCTCGTCGCAGTCATGCGCGGCGGCTACAAACTCGTGGACGGATGGGTCGTCATCGACGGGCGCCACGACGAAGTCGGCGGCTACGAACCCCGCGAGGACGCGATCGACCTGCCCGCCGAGCCGGACCGGAACGTCACCGAATGGCTCGCCCGGCTCGACGACCGCATCCTCCCCGACGGCCCCGTCGGAGTATTCATCGGCGGCCGCGTCCACATCGCCCCAGCCACATTCGACCCGCCGGCCGACAGCCCGTACGCCCGCATGTGCCGGCACCTCGACGACATGCAACCCACCATCCGCCAACTCACACAAGGAGAACCAGCATGAACCGATTTACCAAGCCCGCCACCGCGATCGCCGCCGCCGCAGCACTCGCCGCCACCATCCTCACCGGATGCTCCAGCGACGCCGACGTCGTCTCAGAGAACCTGTCCAAGGAGGCCGACCAGTTCAACATCGAACGCCGCATCATCTTCCTCAACGGCATCACCGACAAGTACATCCTCGCCGTCGAAGGACGCTGCAACATCAACGACGAAGGCAACCAGCTCGAGGTGACGTGCAAGGCCGCCGGTGGGGAGTACAAGAAACACTTCCTCGGCCTGTCGGACAACGTGACCTATTTCGTCGAGCAGCTCGAGTCGGCCAACGTCAGCGCCGATCACTACAAGGTGATCTTCAAGCCCGAAGCCATCGTCCCCGACGTCGACCGGCCCTGACGACGTCCCCGAACCCCGAACCCCGACATCAGGAAGACCTCATGAAGCTCACTCGACGGGTCGCCGCATCGGCCCTCATCGCCGGACTCGCTGCCACCGGGCTCACCGCCTGCGACAGCGACGGCAACTACGCCGACCCCATCTACAACGAGATCTGCGTCGACAGCTACGACCGCCGCGTCGTGGACTACCAGTGCGACGCTCAGGTCCCCTCCTACGAGTGGTGGTACCTGCCCGCCGGCACGTTCGTCGGGATCGGGCAGCGCGTCACCACGGGCAACCAGCAGCGGCCCGCTCGCGTCCGTCGTGCCCCGACGACGACCACGGTCACCAAGACCACCACCGCGCGGTCCACGGCCACCACGGCGAAGACAACAACACCGAAGACCACCCGCAAGGCCACCCCGACCCGAACCAGGAGCACTCGATGACCGCACCGAAGCGCTACCGGAAGAAGCCCGTCGAGATCGAAGCCATGCAGTGGGACGGCACCGCCGAAGGCGCCACCCCGATCATCAACTGGGTCCTCGAGAACGACGGCACTGCAACCTTCGTCGGCGTGGGGGAACCACACTCGGGACGTGGGACCCGCTTCCTCGAGGAGCATCATCCGGAACCCCTCGAGTATGGCGGCTACGGGCATCGGCAGGTACTCAACTCCGACGCCCCCGCGTTCATCAGCATTCGTACCCTCGAGGGCTACATGCGCGCCGACGCGAGCGACTGGATCATTCGCGGCGTCCAGCGCGAGTTCTACCCGTGCAAGCCCGACATCTTCGCCGAGACCTACGACGACCCCGAGGACGTCGACCCGCTGCTCGCAGTCCGCCGCGCCGAGCAGCGTCTCGTCGAGGCGCGGGAAGCTCTCGCGCGAGCGAACGAGGCACCGAAGACGTGAGGTGCCCGGGCAGCGGCGGGTGGCACGTCGGCGCGGCACCCCTCCGCGACCGCGACCGACTCCCACGCGGCTACTGCCCCGAATGCGGCCGCTCCCACGCACTCACACACCAAGGCCGCATCTGGACCCACCGCGCCCCAGGACCCACCATCACCGGAAGGACCACCCCGTGACCGTCAACCACGTCGGGACGAAAACCCTGCCCGTCACCGACCTCCACCCACACCCCGACAACCCCAACCGCGGCAACGTCGACGCCATCCGCGAATCCCTCGACCAGTTCGGCCAATACCGGGCCGTCGTCGCCCTCACCGACGGCACACTCCTCGCCGGCCACCACGTCTGGCAGGCAGCCAAGGCCCGCGGCCAGGAAACGATCCGCGTCGAAGTCATCGACACCGACCCGCAGACCGCGAAACGCATCCTGTTGGCCGACAACCGGATCGCCGAACTCGGCGAAGGCATCGACCCCGAGAAGCTGTACGCCCTGCTGTCCGACGACCTCGACATGACCGGCACCGGCTACGACGCCGACTACCTCGCCGACCTCGAAGCGCTCCTCAACCCCGGCGAACTCGTCGGGGACCCCGACACCGCCCCACCGGTACCCCGCGCCCCCGGACGCGCGAAGACCGGGCAGGCGTGGCAGCTCGGCCCACACCGCCTGTGGATCGGCGACTCCACCGACACCGAGGGCGTGTTGCGTTGGCTGGCCGGGGACCGCGCCGACTGCGTGTGGACCGACCCGCCGTACGGCGTCGACTACGTCGGGAAGACGAAGGAGTCGTTGACGATCGAGAACGACGGCGCGAAGGACCTCCCCGCACTGCTGGCCGGCGCCTACCGCACCATCCTCAACGCCGCCCGCGCCGGCGCCCCCGTGTACGTCGCCTGCCCACCCGGCCCCGAGTTCGCGCACTTCTGCAACGGCATGCTCGCGTCCGGGATCCAGTGGCGGCAAACCCTCGCCTGGGTGAAGAACACGATCGTCCTGGGCCGCAGCGACTACCACTACCGGCACGAATCGATCCTGTACGGCTTCACCCCCGGCCAGAAAGGGTCCGGACGTCTGGGGCGTGGCGGTGACCGCTGGTTCGGCGACAACAGCCAGGCAACGACCCTGTTCTACGACAAGCCGCCGGCCAACAAGGACCACCCCACGATGAAGCCGGTCGACCTGATCGGGCACATGCTCGGCAACTCGTGCCCTCCCGGCGGTTTGGTGTTCGACCCGTTCGGCGGGTCGGGGTCGACGATGGCGGCCGCGCACGTGACCGGACGGCGCGCGGCGCTGGTCGAGCTGGACCCGAAGTACGGCGAGGTCATCCTCGAACGCTACGAGGCGATGACCGGCGACACCGCCGTACTAGTCGATCCGGCCTGACGAAGCTCCCTAGCTGCCCGCACCGCCGCAGCGCGAGCATGCAACCCCGACCGACCCCGGCCCTGACGACGCACGATCACCGCGTCGTCAGGGCCGCACAACTCCGCCAGCCACACCCCACCCGTCACCGACAGCGACAGGTATCGGCCGGCGTCGAGGTCGACGATCATCCACGACCCCAGACGGCCGTGCACCCACACCGCAGGCGGGATCGCGACCGCGGTCACGAGGTGATCTCGCGGTAGTAGCGCATCTGTGCCTCGTAGTCCTGCACCGCCCGCTCATGCACACGCCGACGTTGACGGTTCTCATCCTCCGCACGGTTGCGGGCGCAGTTGACGTTCGGCTGGTTCGGCTCGCAGAAGATGCACTCCGAGATGTCACCGCACCGGTCACACCGGTAGCTGCTGTGGACATCGCCGTCCACCATCGCGCCCTCGTGCCAGTTGCACGCCTCGTCCGAGACCGCGGCCAGGTTGATCAACTCGACCGCTGGTGGTGGCGTCGGCTCCGGGAGATCGCGCATCACAGCTTCCCCGCCGCTCGGAGGACGTCGGCCGCGGCTTCGAGGGCGTCCCAGTACTGGCGGTCGTCGTGGTGCCGGTCCGGGTGCGCGTTCGCCCGGGCCCGCCGGTACACCTGCGCCAGGGTGCCCAGCGACAGCGATTCGTCGAAGTCGCCGGCCTGACTCCGCAGGACCGCCTCCGCCTCGTCCACCGTCAGCGACGCCGACACGGTCGACGCCGACGGCAGCTGAGCCCAGCCTGTGTACTGTTCGGCGTTCGGTGTGGTGCCGTACCGGTCGACCCGGCGCAGCGCCTCCAACGACAACGCGATTGCCCGCAGATTGTCCTGCCAGGTCAGGTACTTGTCACACGGGAACGACAGCGACCCCCGCGCGTGCGACTCGACGGACAGGATCACCCCCGGATGCTCCGGCCGCGCGTTCGCCCGAGGCATCCCGTCGAGCCGGAAGTCCTGCTCACGCATCGCGATCTGCAACACCGACGGCGCCACCAGCCGCCGCGGATCCGACGACAGGTGCGCCAGCTCCCGCTCGAGCATGTCCAGCGTCGACTTCCACGGCGCCGAGAACTGCGACCGCTCCCGGTTCACCGTCAGGTTCCGCGGCCACCGCTCGATCGGCCGCAGCGTCATGCCGGTGGGGTAGTCACTCATGTGGTTGGTCCTCTCCTCGCTTCGTGCGGCGCGTCATCCACGCCTCGATGTCCGCGCGCGCCCAGATCGGGTACCGGCCCGACACTGTTCGCAGCGGCGCCGGTAGGTCGGTGTGGCGGGGTGTGCCGGCCTCGCGGTTCCAGCGGGACCGCGAGTACATGACCCGGGCGGACTGGATCGTCCAGCCGGCGGCCGCGGCAACCTCCGGGAGGTCCATGACGTCCGCCGCCTTCACCGCGGTCACGACATCGCCCGCAGGAGCTGGGAACACATCTCGGCGGCCTGTTCGAGCGTGTACTCGATCGTCGCGATGAGCTCCCGGTTCCCGTCGCCGGGCGCGGTGATCACCCGGGCGCGCACGACGTCCGCGCGGGGCCGGTCCCACACGATCCCCGTCGGCACCTGCTCTTCGACGCGAGTTGTCGATTCTGGAACGTTCATCGCGCACCACCTCGGCTGCGCGCGAGACGCGCACGCACGGCCACCGCCAGGAGATGCTCAGCGTGCCGCTGTTCCATCTCCTCCGGAAAATCGCAGGTGCAGTCTCGGTGCTGTATGTGGTCGTCGTACACAAACCCGCAACTGCACCCGTAGCCGTCATTGCGGGGCTCGGAGTATCCGTCGCCGTCGTGCCACTGCTCGAACTGGTGCAGGTCGACCAGTTGCCGCAAGGTCCGCGGCCGGTGTTTCGGGCAGTCCGGGTCTTCGATAGTGACGACTTCGAGAACCGCTTCCGCGAACGGCCCGGGCACGTTGTGCTTGATCGTGCATGAACAGGTCATGTCAGTACCATCCAATCGTGTAGCCGTGGGGCACATCTCGACGCTTCTGGCAGTTCTCGCACTGCAGGAACTCGCCCGTCCCCGTGTCGGACATTCGGCTGTTCTGCGCGACGATGACCTTGCGTTCATCGTCGATCGTTGTCGACCAGAAGCGCCCGTACCCGTCCTCGACCAGCTGCCAGACGTGGTCGCATTCGACCTCGGCCATCACGTCCCCCGATTATCGACGCGGCTGTCGAACACAGAGGGCTGTATTCGCTCGACGTCCCCGCGGCGGATACGGAGAGCCCAACGGCCATCGGCGAACTCGACCCACTCGCCGAACCGAATCGACGCGCGGTGCTGATTCTCGACCTCGATGAATCTGCCAGACTCCGGTCCCGGCGGTCCGTCGAACATGACGTCGACGTACGTGCCGACCTCCTCCTGGACTGCGATGAGCTCGGTCGGTTGGTTGCCTTCGCGGATCGCGTCGGCGACGTCGAGCAGCGCGTGCACGATGCCGAGGTTCTGTTCGAAGGCGAGGGCGGTTGCGTCTTTGCGGTGGTTGGTCATTGGGGTCTCCGTTTGCCGTGGTCGTTGTGGTTCACCATTCGACTGCCCGCCCCCACCGCATGCTGTGCAGCGCGTTGCGGTACGTGTAGTCGAGGGCGTCGTCGAGCTGCTCCTTCGTCGCCCCGTCGGCGACCGCCGCCACCCACACGGCCTGCAGCTCCGTCGGGGCGGTGCCCTGCTCCAACAACTCCCGCGCCCGGTCGGGGGTCGCCACCTGGGCGGACAGCCACGCAACCGTGGCCGTCCTGCCCAACTGGTCGAGCACCGAAATGCGGGACGTCAGCGTGCTCACTCCGCCTCCGGCGCGGACTCTTCGGTCTCGGTCGGCTCCTCGGTGTCCGGCTCCTCCTCGTCCGGCGTCCACGTCGGGGCCTCGTAGGAGTAGTCAGGTCCCGTGCGGGGGAGGTCGCCCATGTTCACCGGGTCAGTGTTGGCGCCACCGCCGATCGACGAGCCGTCCGTCGACACGATCGGCGGCGGACACGGCGCCGTCCCACCGTTGCCGAGCTGGATCACGCACGGCGCCGGAACCTGGGCCGGTGCCGGGGTGGGGTTGGCCATGGCGACGGCGACCGGGGCGGCCAGGACGGCGAGCGCGGCCAGGGCGGTGCTCAGTTTGCGAATCATGCTGTTCTCCTTGGATGTTGGTGGTCTGGGTTGACCGTCCACACCCCCGGCACAACTCCGGGGGCGGGGCGCACGACCCAGGCTCACCACAGATCGCCGTGCTGGTTCCAGCGCTCGTTCTGTTCGTCGGCACGGTCGGCGAGGTCACGCTCGCGCTGCTCCTGCTCGATCCGGTACTGGCGGCGTCCGGCCGGCACGGCGACCGCCAACACCACCACCGTCGCGAGACCGAACGACACCACCGCGACGGCGGGGTCGACGTCGGCGAGCACCGCGGACAGCAGGGCGAACACACCGACCCCCAGGGCGGCAAGCGCGGCGGTCGGGTTGGAACGAGCGGCATCACGCACTTCTCGAATCATGGTGGCGAGCATCATGACTCGGCCCGAACGTTCGCGACGGTCAGATGGGCGCGGACGGTGACCACCGCGGCCTCCTGCGCCTCCTCGCGGCTATCGAACGTCGACGACCACCGGAACGCCGCGATCGGCGCGTACAGGGTGGTGCGCACCGTGACGACCCACCACAGGACCGCCCCGCCGGGCTCCTCGACGGCCAGGACGGTGACAGCGAAGTACTCGGCCACGAGGGTCGTTGCACCCCACGGGGTGGTGTACCACTCGACCTCGGAGGCGCACCACGGGGCGTGCGCGGGACGCTTGGTCCCGCAGTCGCACGCCGCCGTGTCCTGCGCCACGAGGGCCGTCACCGGCCCGCCTGGTCGATCAGGCGGTCGGCGCGGTCTTCCTTCGCCCACAGCTCATCCCGCAACTGGTCGCGGGCGGCGCTGTCGGGCATGGCTTCCCAGTCTTCCCAGCCCTTCGCGATCTCGGCCTCGAGGTCGGTCAACTCGCTGGGCGGGTTCAGTAGCTGCTTCATGGTTGGCTCTCTCGGTCGGTGTTGTGGTGACGTGAACAAAGTAGCTCGAACATAGGTAACAGTTCAAGAGAAACCTGGCACAATCACCCATACTGAACAGACATCACCACACAGGAGGGACAACC